CAAAAAATCCTATGGAATTCTATCATTTCGTACCTCTATCTTTTTTATGTTTTTATGAATACCTGAAGACATTCTCGTATAAAATTAAGAATTTTCAAACGGAAGGGTGTGTATGTTAGACAGATATTTATTATACTCCAAAACACCTCAACAAATCGGTGGTTATAGATTCCATTGACCTTCTGTCAACGAATCTAAAACTTATCAGCCAATACCATTTAACATACACACTGTGTAGTGATTTGAATAGCGTTCCGTTGTATGAGTCAGAAAGAAGATAAGAAGAACTATTTATAAGAAAAAAGGATGACAACATGAGCACTTTTTGAATGCGTTTTTTACAAATTCGCAGCGCCCTGTGGTCGATTGTTTGAACGTAGCTGCGGGCATTTTGGCTCGCAGCAAGCGAGTTATCGAAGGAACAGGCGCGGATCAGCGATTTGTAAAAAACGCTTTCAAAAATGCGGAGTGTCATCCTTTTTTCTTTAAATAGTTCTTCTTATCTTCTTTCTGACTCATACATGCAACACTATTACAATCAAAACTTGTCATGAAATAATACTGACAACTAAAATCAAAAAAGTGTTAGAAACCTAGTATTTATGCAGGTTATAAGGATTTGTGTGAACAGATGTTCTGATACCGTTTGATACCCTAAAACACATAGAAAGGAGAAAATCCTGTATGTGCGATACTTTTTGCTAAAAATCTTGATACCCTAAGCTGATACCTTAAAAAATCACTTTCGAGTGGTTTATTTTTTTACGTTTTTATGGTTATACTAAAGTATTCTTACAACACAATCAAAAGAATATTTTCGCATACTCATAAATCAAAACTCTCTTTACACCAAACACATGTTCGTGTTATAATACTCGAGAGGTGAAATAAAATGTACAATACAACAAACATTCCGAAAGCTACTAAGAGGGTCAACATTTCAGGAGACACACCGCCAGACATTTGGATGTCTATGTTAGATTCTTATGGTAAGCTTCAAAAATTCCACATCAGAGAATTACTCCTACAGGGTACTAGAAAAGAAACCAACTCAGCAAGACAAGAACGTGAAGTAGAATATTACAAAAGCAGAATAGAAGTGTTAGAACGATTCAACATCTCTACTAAGACAAAGATACTAAAATACATTCCATCGTCAGGCACATGGTATATTTGCGGAGAATATGCAGACTTATTAAAATCACAAAGTTTTTAAATAGATAGGAGGTGTTCTAATGAACAAGTTATTCGGAGTAGAAATCGGCTCATTCTCAATTAGACACAATAAAAAAGATAATACTTACCGCCCAGTAATTAATTACAAAAATAAATTATATATATTAAGGAAATTTAATAATCGTGATGATGCAATGAAGGCGCTGACAGAAGCTCAAAAGAAACTTTACGGTCATGTGCGGTCAGAAGTAGAAGAAGCATATATACAACAAAAAAGGAAATTGAAAATACAATGAGAATATACGAATACAACGAAAGTGACAAGACACTCAATACAGAGTGCGGTTTATTCTACATAGGCGACACAGTACAACTTACAGAAATCGACTCTCAGACGCCTATAAAAACAGCCATATATGGGGCTAGAATTGATTCTACAGAATACGTCCTTTCATTCTTCGATGATAAATGTGGGATGCCTTTATACTTGTCTGAGCATGAAATAGATGACATGTGTAGAGTAGAAAAATCGTAAAAAATAGGGTACACCAGAAATTAATCTGATGTACCCTTAATTTTTTATTCTTATTGTAATAAATTCCCTTGCAACAAATGATGAACACATTCTGGAATCTCTTTGTTTTCATTCTTTACCAGAAGAGTTGTATACTTTCCAAGACTTGCGTCTTTTTGAAAAATGAAGTCAACTTCTCCATAATCATCACCATTTTTCGTTGAATTTCTTCCTGCTCGTAACGACATTGGCAAGAAGTATTCATTAATTTTTTCTCCATTAGAATCTCTGTTCTCTGTTAAGCACAAAGTAAACTCTAAGTTCGATATGCCAACTTTATAAACAACACTGGCTGTTTCCATATTCCTAAGAATACGAACCTTCGTGTTTGTTAATTCATATAATCTTTTGAGACATGATAGTTTCTTTTTAGAGACTTCAAAAGGATGTCTTGGAGAGAAATAAAACTGTTGTGTAGTTAATGTTTTTTCTCTGGCATTTTTATAAAATTTTTTTGCAAACAATCTAGTTTCTACGCCAGCAAGATGCAAAAATCTATTGACTGGGAACATCACTTCAAAATATTCATTTCCATATACATATAAAAATGCTTGGCCAGCTAGGTATTGTTCATACATGGACGCTGCCTCTATAATATCTTGTCGTATTTTATTTTTCTTTTGTGTTTTTGATGCCATATTTACCTCATACGTAAAAAAGAGTGGGACAGAAGCCACACTCTTCGATAATTCTTTATTAGAGTTTTCTGCTGGTTGTCAGCCGTGATATCCAGTTAAAATATCTTTTCGTTGCAGAAATCCTTAAGTCCCCTGCATGGACTACGACTTTACTCCTAGTCGCAAGACGTGATATCCAGTTAAAATATCTTTTCGTTGTGGAAAATTACCCTGCTCCACTTGCAGCACAACTTTTAACGATGCTCTTTCATCGAGAATATTACTATTCCTACTTTCATTATACACAAATTCAAAACAAATACAACACTTTTCGATAAAAAAATATAGGCAAAGCCTAGTTTATTCTGCTCATATTTACCCTCTCCGCAGCAGAGAGTAACAATTCTTTATCACTGACAAAGAAAACCAATAAAGAAAATACCGACTGATCGTCAAATCAATCATAACTGTTTCTTATATCTTTTCATATCCCTTAGCATTTCTTTGTATAAGACAGTTTAATCCAACCATCTTTAGTTTTACCCCAACAATTCTTAACAGCTTTAATTGTAACTGTTGTGCCTTTCTTATAAGCATCTCTGGCAATAGCAGCTGTTGTAGATGGAGACTTACGTACATTAAGAGCAGAAGCAGTTACTTTCACTTTGTAAGATTTGAACTTAGAAGATGCTTTTGGTTTTACTACTGTAGAACCAGAAATGTCTGCTTTGAATTTAGCCCACTGTTTATTATTTTTTCCACACCAAGGTTCTGGGCACCGTTTTCCATTTGTGTCCCAATGACGAATAACATGACTAGCAGGGATATTATATTTTTTCATTAGTTTTTTTGTTAATGCAACAACATTATTGTATGTCTTTTTAGAAACGCCATTAGCTACACCTGCCATTTCAATACTCAGACTGTTTGCGTTTGTGCAGTTTTTATAATATTTTCCTGCCCCATTTGCTTGAGTGAAGAAACCTCCAACCGCCCATGCTATTCTGTTAACAGGAACAGATTTCCATACAATATCTTCATCATCAATAAAATAATGTGCGCCAGCAGATCTAGTGTTACCAGTAGCAAAATAATCTGCGTTATTCTTTGCACTATCTTTCTCCCCACCTGTGAAATGGATTACAATAAACTTAATAGAACTCGTGCTACGTTTACTTCCGTAGCTCACGCTCTTTGCCGTTCTTGTTTTGAATTTTAATGCCATAAATATCAAACTTCCTTTCTTTTATCTAAAAAGAGCAGTCACCATAACAGCGACTGCCCAATAACTAATTATTCAATTACTAATTACTCACTTAGCAAATTATCCAACAATGTCGTCAGACTCTTTACCTTCTGCGACATCATCTAATTCTTTTTCAAATAAATCCTTATCAACTTTTACGATCACGTCTTTTTGACCAATCTTATTCTTGATTTCCTCAGCCTCTTCAAGAGTTAATCTACCGTCTCTCAGAGCGTAAGCAATTTCATCTGCAAACTGAGCTGTCCATGTAAAACTATGATTTTTCCAATCTCCATACAGAGATGTTCCAACTACAAAAGCAATACCAACTACTTGGTTAATCACATCTTCATGCACATCAATTACTGGTTTACCTGCCGCAGTTAATCCCATATTGATCCACGCTAACATCTGTAAAATCAGACTTACAACAGTATGTGGTTTAACTTCACTCCAGTTGATGCTTGCTAAAAATTCTTTAAATTTGTTCATAATGCAATCCTCCTTTGCAATAAAAAAGACCTACAAGAATGACTCTTCATCCTTAATAGGCAATGCTTTAATTTCGTTATACATTTTTTCTCCAACGCCATTTTGATGTAATTGGTCATGGTATACCTTATAAATAGCATTGATGTTTTCAAGCCCCGTAGGGGAAATACAACCTTTTTGCTTATAATACCTGTGGGCTTGTTTGATTCTGTCTCTTAACATTGCAGCAACACCTTCAGATAAAGCAACGTCCATTGCGCACGCATCATCTAATTTTTTAGCCAGTTCAGCTGTATGTGCAAATAGTCGTTCCATGCCTACCTTTTGGTCTGTTAATAACGCAGCTTGCTCTCTCATCATGTCTTTGATAACTTGAATATCTTTATTCTGATTGCTCAAAATCTGTGTTAGTTTATCCAAAGTTTCTGTATGCTTGTCGATCATTAAGCGTTGTTGTTCAATCACTTCTTTTTGATGTTTCTTTTCTAATGAGGAACGTGTCTCAAAACCAAACTTTTCGTTTAATTTGGAAGTGACATCAAAAATTTTATCTGCAAACAAAAGAACCGCAAAGACAAACACTATCAATGCAGCCCCATGTTGAGATAAAAAATTAATTATAATATTCCAATTTTCTATCATGTAATTACCTCGATTATTTTATAAAAATCACTCCTTTAAGTCTTTACCAAACATATTCTGGTTTTTCTTCTCCAAATAATAAATATCTCAACCAATCATCAACAACGATGCATACTGCACTCAGTAGAATCCATAAGATTGTATAAGGTAAGCAAATCTGCCCACACAGATTAAAAGGCATCTGAGAATAGTCCCAAATACCTAAACCTAACCATAAATTTAAAATACAGCCTGCTATGAATTCCATTACAGTAACAATCAATCCTCCGAGAACCATCTGCTCACGAAAGGGCATAAGATGGTAGAAGAAGCGACTGTTATTAATTAATCCGATATCAATAAAGCAAGTACCACCTAACACTCCCATTGTCCAATGTGTGTATCCTCGCCAGATGATTTCAATTCCACAATAAGCAAATGCTCCAATAAGGAATAAGATAAGATATTTACATGATTTCTTTACATGTAGCATTTATTCACCTTCTTTTTGATCTTCGTTCTCACTTTCATCTTTACAAATAAGCTGTAAAATCATGATGTCTCCCTCAAGAATTCCTTGACAATTCTCAATAACATCACAAACTTCGCTAAAAGTCATTCTCATCTTATGGAACTCAACCCCTGAGTTTTCCATGCTTAAAGGATTAAACTCTGCTAAGAATTTCTGTCCGTTCTCTGTGCTATTGATCTGGGCATCAGTAGTGATATCATATTTCTGTAAGAGTTTGCGTTTTTCTTCAAAATATTCCTTCAGCTCTTCTTGAATCTTTCTAATATTCTTGGCAAGCCCAGCACTTAAAGTACATGGTACTAATTCACTGTTTTTCATAAGGAATGCATAAATTGTATTTAACTGTCCTAAGATCATATCTGCCTGCATATTTGTCATTTCCATATTAATTTTCTCCTTTTCTCTGTTAAACTAATTATTCTTCAGTCGTAACTGAATCTTTTCCTATTTCATCTGTCTTATCAGTCGTAACTGAATCTTTTCCCCCTGAAGGAGTAGTAGGTTCTGTCGACTGTACAGGAATTACTTCATATTTAATTTCAATCTTGTCCAATTCTTCTTTGCTAGCAGAACTAAAAATCTGTTGTTTGATGACATTCATCTGCTGAAAGTAAGGATAGACAAATGCCTTGATCATTGCTGTTAACTGCACAAATTCCCCAGCAGTGAATGTTTCACACGCACTCTTCTTACTATGCCATTCAAGAGTTACTTGCTGACCAGCACTAGTAAGAGCTTGATATTGCATAAAGTTCAGAGCCATTTCATTCTGATCTTCTTCAGATACTCCATAAGGCTTATCATTGAATTCTACACTCTGACTTGCTAAGAACTCAGCGAGAGCAGCTTTGTTTTTCTCCTGTAAATAGTTCTTGTACTCGTCAAGAGTCAAGGTATTAATATCAACAACCTGATTGACTTTTTCATCAAGTCGCTGTACCTGTTCTACAATATTTGCTCTTGTAAGAGATACGATCAGCGCATCTTCCCATTCTCCGTTAGAATTGTTATATAATCCCTGTTGTAAAGAGATTTCTTTATAATTGTTAAAGCATGTGTAAGTTGCAATCTGCACATCATCTCTGAAGATGTCTAATGTTTTAAAATTTGTAAATGCTGATTTAACTGTTTTTAGATCATCTGTGCAAACCACAAGTTTACATTCCATGTCAAAAGTCATGCTATTAAACTGCATAAGATTAAATACTTTGTCGTCAGAGCTATCTAATTTAACTGTGTATACCATATGTATTTCACCTTTCTTTCTGTTTTTGAGCATACAAAAGAGCAGTCCGAAAACTGCTCTATGTACGATCAAATTTATGTTTTATTTAGTTGTTTTTATCCGTTCTTAAAGTCCAAGCTTTGCTTCGATTGCTTGTAATCGAACTTCTAGGTCGGCTTTTTCTTGTTTGACTTTGGTAAGTTCTCTTCGTGTCTTTTGAATCATATGGGTATTTAATGCAATAAATTCTGTATAAGAAACACCATATTCCGTTTCAATATCGACCTCAACATCTTTGCCAAAACGCTTTTCAATATCTTCCTGTACAAGAGGTCTATGTGTTACTACAGCAAATTTATCAGCATCATAACCCTCGGATTCTAAGACGTCTTCTGTTTTATGAGCACCAAATCCAAAATGAGTTTTCTTACCATCATAATCTCCAATGTAATTGAACCCTATAGGATTTAGATTCATATAGAAATTTTCATATTGATCAAGAGTAGTAAAGTTTTCTTTAAGATTTTCGTCTGAAGTAGAAATGCTGTGTGATGCCCAGATAGACGAACCATAAAGTCGCAATTGTTGACTATCATCACCGACACATACACCTCCCCACGATGTTCCACGTGCCATTTGGTACCCATGCGCCCAATAAAAAGATTCGCTATCAGCACCAATGACAACTGCACCAGAACTATGCACTTCTGAGCAATAAAGCCAACCGTCCGCTACAAAATCTGTTGCATACAAATTTCGATAGCATTTGACTCCTTCTGAAACTGACATTAAATAATGGTCCCCATCAATACCAAATTTAAATCCAGTTGAATAAATTTCAACATTATTTGACGTACCTTGTATTCCTATATGTCCGTTTATTATAGAGACAGTATCTCCTTCATCTCCTAAATTTCCAGTTTCGATACTTCCTCTTATGGCGGCATTTTCTGCCCACAAAACTCCATCATACCCAACTCTAAAAGGAGCAGAATTGCTATCTTCAGCACCAGCCCAGAAAGCCTGATTTCCACCAATACCAGATGCATTACTTCCGCTGTTTGTCATCAGATATGTTGACGTAATATCATAGCGACCAATCTTACCATTCGTAGCAGTAATTGTTCCCGTAATATCTGCATCTGTGGCAGTTAATTTACCAGTGTGACCAACCTTAAATACGGCACTATTTCCGTTATCATTGCTTGTTGCACCCGCCCAGAAAGCATAAGCACTTCCGTACTTACCAATACCTGTATATTTACCAGATCCTGTCGTATACATCTTATTGCTAATTATAGTCCATCCCGCAATACTACCATTCGTAGCAGTAATCTCACCACTCAAGGTAGCATTCTTAGCAATCAAATTACCATTTGAATCCCAACTCAAATTAGGACTTGTAAAGCTACCATCACCCAGATTTAAGAATGATCCCTGCGTACCACCAGAAGAGATGTAGTTATGAGATTTAATGGCATCTGTTGCGATTTTGTCTGCTGTGATAGACCCTGCCATAATTTTATTACCAGTGATAGTGTCAGCTTTAATACTCCCACCATCTATAATGGTTTTTTTGTCTAGTATGTAAGTACCAGGTTGATTAGAAATAGAATCAACTTCTTCTAACATAATGCAGTCTACCCATATATTAAAAGTTTTAGGCGCACTAGAACTACTTGGTTTCCCCCAGATAAGAGGAACTACAGACCAGTATAATCCAGTTGCATTATCTGCGACTTTAATTGCACAAACAGCTCGTTGCCAATCCGTACTTAAATTAACACCAGTAGAACTTCCTGGTAATTTTCTCGGATCAATGTTAGATAGATAAAGTCCATCTGTTTTAGTGTCTGGAGTATCATGCCTCTGAATATCTATCATGAACAGTCCCGTAGTAGAATCTGATTTTACATAACAAGAAAGTATGTATTGTTTACCTGCTTGTATTTTTACACAACCGTAATTATTTGCAGAACTTCCTAAATACAATGGTGTTGTACTTGAGTTTAAATTTGCAGTAGTATAACTAATTTTAAGAGACTTATCTCCATCATAAGATACCGAACTATCAATGCCGACAGAAGTTACACCGTTATCTTTTGCGTAGCATATAGCATCTTCTTGTGAGGCAACATTTTCAAAACTAGAGTAATCTAGATTATATAGATTCTTTCTGCCATCTCCTTTAGCAGTATTCATAAAGCTTACAACACCATCAAGATTAATGTTTGCTGATACAAGATTCATTAATCTATCAGTAATTTCGAAATTACTTGAACTTGTCCCGCTTTTGACAATCCAACTGAATTTATCAGCCGCTTGTTGAGCAATAGAAGTGGCATTTACGATCTTTCCATTTACATCTTCTGGAGCGGGTGTCCAATCGGTTGCTTTATTTCCTTTTTCAATCTTATATCTTCGCGTTTTACATTCTATTGCAGTAACTCTTATATACTTTGTATTGCTTTTCAGTTCTATAATAACGCTACTTTTTTGTCTTGGATTATAATCAATAGTACTTATACAGTTTTTATCAGCGTCATACTCGCAATATCTTCCTGAATTATTAGTGTTTGTAAAATCTTCATATAGAGTAATTGTGATATATTTATTTCCTGAAACATCTATCCAATCACTAGTTTGATCTCCACCGCCAGAACCAACAAAACTTACTTTACCATCTGTAGACAAATAGCCTTCTGTGATATTTTTTTGAACTAATAAATTCCTTCCCCCAATCTCCAGTCCATTGAAATCATCCTTAGTCACATAAGTTTGACCAACAGTCGTTTTAAATCCATTCATTGTCTGCTTAAAATCACTGTACTCATTCTTAAAACTTGTGAAGTTCTCACCGCCCTCACCAATTACGCTCGTGACCTTACTGACTTTCGTACTAATACCATCAATATTAGTCGTGTTTTCCACCAACTGATTTGTAATGTGAGACTGTCTAGCAACAGGAGTACCGTAGTAACAGTTCATGAGTTGACATTCTGGCAGAGCAGATAGAGTAGTGCCTAATTTAAATCCTTCTGTAGAAGCGCCTGCATTTACAACAACCTCAATGCAATTCCATCCCTTTACGAAGTCTAACGTCAAAGATTCACCAGTTTGACTATAAGCATCACTACCACCGATTAATTTACCATTCAAATAAATATGTGCTCCATCATCATGTGCAAATGTAATTGCAACGCTTTTAGCAGCAGAGAATTTTGCGAAAGTAAGAGCATAGCCAATATAATTTTCTGCATAGTTCCAAGCAATACTTAAATCCGTATCATTAATCAACACACTCTGGCTAGGTGTAAGATTTGTATTCTTAGCAAATACATCCATTGTACTCTTACCTTGATATTCACTTGCAAACAAACTCTTAGGATAAATCTCATATCTCCACTTATTCAGTCCTTCATTCGCTTTGCTAATATCACCTTTAACCAAATTCAAATCTTGCTGATAAGTAGTCTTTTCCACTCTTTGTTCAATGGCTTGCTTGTTTTTATCCACCTTTAAACTCACGTCAGATATTTCTGATTTTGTAGATAAAATCGCTGTTTGAAGATCCTCTGGAGCAGGCGTCCAACCAGTAGGAGAAGAACCCTTTTCTACTTGAATATCTTTAATAACACAACCAGTTGGAAGATGATACAAGACTAACCCAGCTGCATCACAAGAAGTATCTACAGTAATTGTTTGGCTAACAATATTCTCACCTGTAACTAATTTTACACCATATCCACCATAATTTTTAACACCTGTGCTATTTAACGCAGTGCAAAAATACCACAGAGCATTGCCTACCTCAGATGGAGAACTGATTACGAATGAAATTGTATACTTAGTTCCAGTCTGTAATGCAATAGTGTTTGTACCCACTGAAGCAGCATCGGCTCCAATGCAAACAGCTGAAGTACCAGTCGTTGTATATATATATTTATCTTTTTCACAAGCTTGTAATGTAATATTATCTCTAGTAATCCATAAATTCCTACCATCACCAATATCACTCACGTCATAAATCTTAGCAACGCTACAAGTATCATAAAAACTACTATCGTTAGCAACCGCTCTGAAAGTAACCATAGTAACAGCGTCACTGTATAAACTACTATCTTTGCTAACAGTCAACACATTATTACTGATCGTCAAGCCTTTCTGTCCACTCACAACATCAACAAAGCTAACTCCACCATCAATGCTGTATTGCCATTTGCCAAAGCTGATTTCTCCTTGAATAGTAGGTTTGATTGTGATTGTGTCTGGTGCAAATGTTTTACCGCCATCTGTAGATTTAAAGTATTGAGATGAAGGTGCGATAGAGAGGTTTTTGGCGTTGTCACCTTTATCCCCATATACACCAATAATAGCAGGTGTGCTAATTAAAGTCATTGTGCCATCACTATACCTTGTTCGATGGCAATTCCACAAATATTTTTTATCAGCAGTGATCTTTTGAGTAGTAATATCTGTACTCCAGCCAGAAGTACCAGCCGTTACTCCTGAAGAGAGATTGGTTGCTAGATACCATTGCGTAATTTCTGTCACTCCACGACCTTCGAGATCTTCTGGATGAGGTGCCCAAGGTGTATCTGTTGTACTTTCTGTGAGTTTGAGATTTTTGATGATTGAATACCCAACACCACCAAGACTTGTAATATAAATATATTGACCATTGATTTTGGGTAATGTATCATTAGATCTTAAAAAAACACGAATATGCTCCCATGTTTCATTTCCCTTTATATGTGTTATTGCGGCAGGTAACATTGCATTAGTTGAATCACCTTGTTGAATAGAAACCCAAGGACCTTGTGTTCCTAGATTGCTTTTTATATCAAAAGATATCACATAATCTGTTGATGGCTTTAATGACTTTAGCATTTGGTAATCATCAAAAGAAACATGTTGCCATCCACCTGATGGAATAGCTTCTGTACAAATTAATTTAACAGCATTTATCCCATCTTCTGTTATAATTGACTCTGTGCTGTATTTACCTCCAGAAGCATGGTTTTCCCAATGTTTACTACCTTGATTAGTTTCTCTCAGCATATTGAAAGCAAACTTCTCTCCATCAACTCCCTTATAACTAACGCTATAAGAAGTAGTCTCTTTCCCATCAGAATACTTAACGTAAGTCTTAGTCCATAAATATTGTCCTTGATCGCAACTTGGCATTGTTTTACTCCATGTACCTGTAGGAGCAGTAGTTCCACTTGTACTAACTTGGTAAGTAACTTCCGTCTTGCTTACAGTTACAGAAGCTCCGTTCGTACCGTTTGTGCCTTTATAGGAAACACTGTATGCTTCTGTTTTATTACCATCTGAGTATTGTACTGTAGTTTTAGTCCAAAGATATTGCCCATTATTAACCGTAGGAACAGTAGTCGACCACGTTCCTGTAGGTGCTGTTGTGCCAGAAGTTGACGTTTGATATGTAACTGATTTAGATGTGATTTTTATAGATGTACCATCTTGACCCTTAACACCTTGAGGTCCTTGTTTCCCACAACTCCAGGAAAACTGTTTCTTAACGGTCTGTCCATCAAGTGTAATAGGAATCTCGATTACTCCCGTATCAGCTCTGATAGTAGCACCTGCACTAACGCTAAACGTAACTCTTTTACTGCTCTTACTGACAGTAATCCCACTACTAGAAGTGATATTCCCGATTGTGTAATCAGTCCGCTCCTGACTACCACGAATAACAATAATGTCTGTATAGTAACTTTGTGCGGAAGTTACTTTTCTATTTGAATCTGTGGCAAATTGCTGTGCTTCGTTTGTTAACATGATTGTAAATGGTTCTGTCATATTAGCAACAGTAATCTCACCATAGCCTAAAGTTTTACCCATTCAAATATTTCCTCCTTAACGATAATTAGGCGTACATTAAAAAAAGACAATAATGTACGCCCTGACATTATTGCCTATTCACTATCATCAACGACTTCACAGCCGAAAATCATTTTCCCATTTACAACAGATGAATCTAAGAAAATTGCTTTTCCAGATGCATAATTAGAAGCTGTGTCCAATTCCACTCCTTTTTTATCTCTTCGAGTCCAGTTGTAAGTATATTTTGGAAGATCGTTACCAGCAGCTGCTGACCAAGCTGTTCCATTATATTTCATTAAAGTAACTGTTTTAGCAGAAGCATCTACCTTATAATAAAAATCCCCACTCGCAGGCTTTGCAGGAGCAGAAGTAGAGAATGTTGTAGATTTCAATGTATCAATTTCTTTTCCGTTTCTTGTAACGATTACATATAAAGCACCTGCACCCTGTCCATTAATCAATTGATCCCCTAAAGAACTCAATACATTAATTGAACATGGATCACTCTGATCAATAACACTGACATATGCAGAATATGTCTTACCACCATAAACGGCATTACATCTAAATGAAGCCACAGAATCTACCATACTAGGTGTTACTGTTAAGTTCGCAGACGTAGCACTTGCGATATTTTGATAAGCTCCGCTAACATATTTACTCCATTGATATGTAACACCAGAAGTGACAGTGGTTGTACCATTTGTTAATGTCGTTTGTAATAAAACCGTGTTACTATCATTGATAATATGATTCCCATTAGGTGCATAGGCTTGAAATAATATAGCATTTACGCCATTTGTAGCTTTCGTATTTTTGCTCCAATTAAATTTGTGTGTAGCTGTTAATCCTTCTGCAACTATAGAAATAGTAATATCTCCACTCATGGCATTTGCTAAAGAAGCTCCATTCGCAACAGTTAAAATAATTGATCCTTCAGCAGAAGCAGTTGCATCTGTATTGGATTTTACAGTTATTCCACTTGGTAATGTTTTTACAGTAGCCTTACCTGCAATTCTTGTTGTCCCTTTATAGCAAGAATATGGAATTGTAATATCTTTAGCTGCACTGGCAGTTCCATTAGGGTTGCAAGGAATTACTTCGCTGTAATTCCCAAGAACTGTACTTACAGCAGAAGTACCATCTTTACCATTCCCACCATTTTTACCATCCGCAATAATTGTTACGGTCTGAGTATCCAATAATGTAGTTGTACCGCCAGAAGCATATAATTCTGCTTTGATTGTCTTAATAGCCGTACTAAAAGGTGTATAGTCAACTCTAGTTTGATTAGAACTTGATGTGTATTTCACTGTATACGTATTTCCATCTGTGCTTTCAGAGATTTTAAATCTACCAGAATAAGCTGTTGCAGCTGTAGTATTTCCAATTCTCTTATAGGCACTGAACTTAGCCTGTGCTGGGCTAAGTACATTAGAAGCATTTAGTTTAAGAATATTACTTTCAGCTGTTACCTGATAAATAGTTGCATCACTACCAGATCTGTCTTTATTTAAAGAAAATCTTTTTGTAATATTTGCCTGACCTGATTTAGTACATACAAATTCAACATAACCAGAATCAACAGTAATTCCTGTAACAGTATATTTTCTTGTGTCTCCATCCCATGTACCTGTGATACCATCGCTTGGAGTAGCTTCGATAGTCCAGTTGGCTGAGTCATCAACCCCACCTTTGTAGATAGTAATTGTAGTATCAGCACCTGTAAGAGATGAACTATATAATCCACCATTGGCGTTACAAGGCACAGATTGTGTATCATTACTTAATACACAACTATAAACATCCTTACCTGCCGCTCCGTCCCTTAACTTAACAATCTGATGAATATCATAAACATTATCATCATTTGTAAGTAATTTAATAACTGCCACATCATCTACAAACACTGCATCATTGTGATTTACAGTAAGAGTAGTAGTTGTGCCAGCGCTAGGATAGGCAGCGAATGTTCCATCAGATTTCTTATACTGCCACTGTTTTACAGAAGTATTTGTTAACACAGCAGTTAATGTAATAGAAGAAGCAGAAGTAATTGCTCCATCTCCATTGTATTTAAATGTTGTATCTCCAGTAATGCTACAGTCGGATAATTCAGTAGCTTGTTTCACCAGAGTAAAGGACATCTGACATCTTGTTTCTGCTTTAATTTGTGTATCTGGATCAGTATAAACGATACTACAAATATAGGTGATCATTTCTGAACTATTCGGCACTAACATACTTTTGCTAACACTTAACACTCCACTAGATACACTTTCTCCTGTGACAATATTTGTAGATGCTGCTGATCCAACTTTTCTCTGCCAAGTAATGCTTAGCCCAGTCTGAGTTAATGACACCTGTTTATTATCAATAAAAATGACTGGCGTAAGTACCAATTTACTTGCTGACCAGTCAGGATTATATTTTGTAGTTGCATTGGGATCGTATGATACAAAATTTGGTTGGTTCGATGTCACATATGCTTGTATCTGCTTCCCATCTGTTAAGTCTGTAATTGTAATCTCGCCATAAGCAAGCACTTTTCCCATATAATTTTCCTCCTTAATTTAAAGTAGTTGCCAATGTTTCTCCATCAACAACAAAAGAGCAACCAAAAGTCGCTCCATTCATAATATCTTGTCTATTTACAACAACACTTTTCATACCAGAGTGCTGTTCATTCCAATAAGTATCTCCATCTGTGTCAGACGATTTTCTACACCATTCAAAGTGATTTTCTGACCATTCGCTTGTTACATCTGTACCATTTTTTGTTAATGTGATACTCAATGTAGATGTTCCGTCCACACCAAGCCTTGCTCCTGTAGAAGAAGTAAGAATGATATTATAACCCACCTCATTCATTTGAGAATCAAAATTATCCAATGTACTATTTACACTTTCCTTAAATGTCGTATACTCAGCTCCCCACAAACCGCCTTTGCCATCATAAATCTGTGTGATATCAACTCCGCCTTGTGCGTTCGCTTCAACGATAGGAAAGTTTAGCTTATCTTTAGATATAGATTTATCTCCAAGCATATTATTTACAATCAATCCATCAGCAATCGCATCCTTAGTAATACCTTGACTTGTCATGATCGTTGCACCTTTATCGTCTTTGATAATAATGCTAGGATTTTTGTTTGTATCATAACCAATTTGAATTCCAACATTGCCTTCAGTGTCTAAGAATTGCATGGCAGACCCGTTCATTATAAAATTGCCGTTCTCAGATAAGATTCGCATTGTATCAGAGATTGTAATATCGCCTGCGGCTAAATCACCGATCGTCATTTTCCCTGCGATACCATTAATGATCCATGCGCTGTCAAACTTTGCATTTGCTGAGGATAGGTTGAATACGATACCTGTTTCTGTAGAAGAAGCACCGATGATTGCACTTTTAATGTTTGCTACTTCAGTTGTTAAATTCTTAAATTCACCAACATTAGCAATAACAACTCTTGCATTAATATAATCGGCATCAATATACTTAGAAAAGAATTTCTCAAACTCAGCTTCTGTACCAACAATTTTCTTTACATTTGTTTGGTTTGCTGTAATATTTAAAACACTGTTAGGCTGGCATTGAATATATTCACATACATTCCCTACAGCACTAGAGAAACCTGGAGAAGAAGCCAATTGTCCTGTCAAAGCTTTTAATAGCTCTGGAGTAAGAATTGCATTGATACTTTCGTCTACGCCTGTGTAGGTGTTAGATTTAATAGAATTCCTGCTATTCTTTGTAGAAGAGTTTAATAAGAATACTTCATCATCTCGCTTTGCTTGAGATTTGATCATATTAGTAAATGAAATTTCAAACTTTTCAGATGGGTCTTTAGGATTAAAACTAAATGTGTACAATCTGAATTTCTCTAAATTACCATGACCACCAAATTCATTCCCATCGTCAATTTCTAACCAGATATAATCTCCAAGAACCAATTGATCTAAATAAGGAGAGAAATTCTCATCACATAATAGATTCTCAATCTGAGGAGAGTAGATATATTGTGGCTGGGCCTGTGAAGACAGTTCCTTAACTGCAGCCTGATATAAATCTTCAGCCCGATCAACATAGGCTTCAATATCATCAAGGCTTGTGATTAAATAATTCTCATTTACATAATCGGTTGTAACATAAAGGTTTAATACTGTTTTTCCAAGGGTATTATAGTTTTCTGTACTATCTATAAACCCAAAATTTTTATTTTTCTTTAGACTACATTCGCCAATTAGGGAAGTACGAGCATTTAACTTATCTTCAACTTTTTTATTTGCGGTTTCATATTCGGACTCACGCTCTTGTAAAGCAGCTTGAGCATCAGCTAAATGCTGACTGTACTCTTGATAAACTTGGTAATAATCTGTTGTGTTTTCAGAAACTTCGTAGGGTTTATCATAGCCATTTTGTTTTAGGGTATCTAATGTGTTCTGATAAGATTTGATTTTAATTTTTAACTCATCAACTCCATATAGTTCCCACTGAGTTTCCCATTTGTCAATCGGTTTTACCTTATCGTCATCAGACTTGTAAATGTTATCAATGGCAATCTTAATGTTAGGAATAACTCCATCAACATAAGCAGTATAAGTATACCAGCAACCATCTTTTCGCATCTGAAGTTGTAATTCATCACCTGTTAAAATGGTCTCATATGTGCCATCTTCTTTTTTAATGGGCTCACCGTTCTCATTCTTTTTAGCATATCCATACTCTAATAAAATGAAATTAACAGCATCTATATAGATGTCAAGTTGCTTTTGAAGTTCATCTTCCTTGAATGTATCCCAATCAGTTTTTAAACCATCATTAGGAACACGATTTTTAATTTCAGCAGCAACTTTCTTGTATTTGCCCCACATTCTGGTAAGATAAGAATAATACTCTCTACGAGTCATTTCTTTTGAAGTTCCATCATCAAGAGTATAAGTTACTTTTTCGTTCTTGGTACTATCCCAATGTGTTCCTCTATATTTCAAATAAGCTTCATATTTGTCAATCAGATCCTTAGAAACTAATGGCTCTTTAAGAACATATGATAAATTATCAATAGTAATTTCACCAAAGTTTACATATTTAATATCAAGATTCTCTCCACCGGCTACATTAAACTGTGTATAGACATCATTTGTTGCACTGGTTACGCTTAAAGAATCAATATAGTTTGTTGTACTTAAAGAAATACCCGTGTCCTTACCAAGTTGACTAATATGGTAACAATTGATCTTCCTATTTAATATGTCAAATGTGAACACGCATCTATAAGCCTGTGCTACTTTCTGAGTTAAGAAAGCATAAACATTAATAGACTCTTCTTCAAATGTACCTCTTACGAAGAACCATTCGTCTTCTCCGTTCTCATTTTGTCTCTTATAAGGAATAAGCCATTTGGTATTTCCCTCTTCATCAATATAAGACTCATCAACATGTCCAACAGACCACCCCGGCAATTTTTCAAGGACTAAATCTAATAAACTTAACTGACGATTATCAGGATCATATAAAGCAACATAGCGTTTTAAGATCTTATTACCTGTTAATTTATCTTCGATAACATTCCCATCAGCAGTATATTCTTTACTTCCTGTTTTTCCTGTATTAACATAGAAAGTAACTAAATCTTTATTCTCTAGCTCAACATCACAAGACTCAGCTTTGACAGTCTTCATCTCTGAATATCCATCAAACTGAACACTTGGGACCTCAGTGATCACAAAGTATCCGATACGATCTATATAAATTTCCATTCCTTTATCTAGATATTCATATCCATTTGATAAGACAAAATTTGCATCATTGTTGACATCAATGTACTTTTCTACACTAAAACTTAATTCCCATCTATCATTAAGAGTAGCAGTGAGAGAAGCAGTAGAAGTGTCAATGCTATTTAAGGCGCAAATTGCCTTGCCTTCTGGATTTACCAGATAAAAATCATAAGGCTCTGTATGATTGAAAATGTCTTTTATAAATTCCAATTCACTCTCACGCCTCCTTTCTGAATTTAAAAAGCTCCAACCTTCTTAGGTTCGAGCCACTTGATTTTTATTTTGCAACGACCTGTAATTTCAATCTGGTTTTCTCCAGGAACAAGTCGTAACCAATATAATTTTTGTACAGTGTCCATCTTGAACACATTTGATAATACAATTCCTTTTCCATTCAGTTTAATAACTTGATGCTGACAATTAATCTCATAAGTACCTTTCGTATCCCATAAGTGCATCGTGCTGTTGTCGTCTGAATGATTTGTAATTTGAAGATCAGTCCAAAGCTCAGGACTTTCAACTTCAATAATAGGATAAACATATTGTTCCAGTTCATCTGATCCACAATCAAGAACTAAAGATCCATTATGATTAGGTGTTTCTAGTTTGTTTGTTAGATCAAATAAATTGCTTTCTTTTTCTACAAATCCATATGGTGCATTACACTCAAAGTCAATCTTTAAGCCAGCAATTCCTCCAGCAAGAGCAGGAGTAACCTTAGTAACAATGGCATAATAAACGACATCATTCTTGCTGCCATTACAGCCATAAAACTCTAATTTTCTATAGCTTTTAGGACTTGTTAACCATCTAGTAACTTTAGATACTTCATTTTCAGTAAATCGTTTCTGATCCTCATGAAGAAGAGTAATTTGGAATCCAAGCTTTCCTGAATATTTTGTATTATAAGCATGATAGATATTACGATTCATAGTAGTTGAACCGCTTACGATCTCTCTATCAAGACCGAATGAATCTTCAGATTTATCAATATACCCGATGATCATTTTATGTGAAAAGTCCGACAGACTTTTATTGTTATAAGTAAAACTTACTGCATTTGAATACATAAAGTCTCCTTTCTTAAAAATTATCCTGTAAGATGTACATTCTTAAAAATAACCTTTACTTTTGGAAGTTATTGTCATATAATGACTTTATTCGTATTTTACATATGATGTCTGAAGGGTATGTGGTAGGAAGGAACTATTAGATGTTAACTGTTTTTCTTACTGTATTAGCAGCTGCTGGTGACATTGCAGGTATTGTAAATGCCACTGCGTTTGTGATTTCTTTAATAAAGAAATAAGATACATAACCCTATAAAAAACAAGCAACAGAATTTTGTATTAGACTTAAAATACCTACGCACCATTGTGTTTATACACCTCGCCCATTTGGTACGCTGGATAAACTATAACAAAATCCACATAATAGGTTAGACAAAGCCAATACAAAAACTATTGCTTAACCAAAATCAATTGAATCATTTCACAATGTATGTTATGATGATTTTGGTAAGAAAAACAACTATGTTTAGTTACTTCTTAACTTAGTAAGAATGGGCATCTTACAGGAGTTAAAGGATGGCTCAAAGCTGAAAAGGAATGAACGTAATCATTACTTTATGGAGGGAGAAGAACCATCACTCACAAAAAGACACTCACTAATTACAGTGGGTGTCTTTTTCTATACTTTTATAATAAATTTCCATCTCTCATAGAAGCAATTTCTTCTCTGATGTACATAGACTTCATTTCAGGAGTCAGCTCATCAAAAGGAGTTAATCCTTCATCATCCATATAATTCATCAGAGCTCCCAACGAAATTGAATACAAATTATTCCTGCATTTCATTCGCACAACTCCGATTAATAAAATTCCAATAATAAGTAATAATAATAAATTAATTTCCATAATTTCCTCCAATTTAAAAAGAGCCCATGTTTTCACACAGGCTCTACATTATTTACCGATCGTAGGCTTACGACCAATTTTATGATATTCTTTTAGTTTGTTAGCTTGCTCTTGATCATAAACCTGTTTTGCAACAACCTTAAGATCATTCAGAACACTCTTATCAACCATGCCTCCAGATTCTACTTTGATCAATGCATCATAATAAGAAGAGAAGTCTCCAGTACCAGTCATAATATCTTTTGTCTTAGAGGCTTTAACAACTGATTCAGAAATCTTAACAGCTTGTTTCAGCACATCAGATGTTTCTGGTTTCAGTAAGATTTCGTCTCTACGAACAGTAGCAATACCATGATCATGATTACCTTGGATTACACCATTAAGTTTAGAGATTGGTATTACATCATCAATGACACCACCATTTCTTACACCTGCTTTCTTTAATGCTGTAAGGATTTTATTTGATTGAGCTTTAGAATATTTCCCATCTTTTCCCTTATAAAACTCTTTCCCCTTTTTAGAGTTCTTAGTCGTAATTACTCCAAGTTTTTTACCAAGAGCTTCCATACCTTTTGGATTGTTTACAACATCATAGCCCTTACTAGCTAAATAATTGTTTAAAGGAGACCAACTCTTAAGCTGAGCTTCAGTGTAAGCAGCTCCTATATGAAAATTTAATCCTAATGACTTAGCTTTCTTTTGACTGGCAGATAGTTGGATTACAACGGTGAAATTCACAGAGAGTCCATTAGCAGATTTGCACACTGGAGTAACTGTTCCTTCATGATCTCCTTTTGTAGCCGTAATTGTACATGAAGCTCCTGAAGGAGACATCGTTATGTAACCTAGGCTATTAGAATACCAAGAAAATGATTGTCCAGCCCCGTCTGGAGGAACAATATCAGAAACAGTAACAGTCTTACTTTCTCCAGGGGCTAAGGTAATAGACGCTGGACTAACACTGAAAGACATAAGATTATGTTCCTGCTGTTCAGGTGTTTTCATAGAACCACTAACAGCACTAGCATTTCCAGTTTCAACTTTTGAAGAATCAACCTTAGAACCTGTAATACCAGTTGTACCAGTTACATTAGTATCAGGATTTGCAACATTATTAGTCACAGAGCTGTTCTTGTTCTGAGTATCTTTTGCGTTTTGTTCAGGTGTCTTGCCATTAGCAGAACTATTGTATTCAGAATGATATAACTCACTTAGTCCATTAATAAGTCCAGAATTAATAGCAGTGTCATTGATCTTCTTAAAGACATCAGAATAAGAATCTCCAACCTGTTTTAAGAACTTGCTAATAAGCTTAGATTGTTCATCCAGAGAACCGCTTAAAGATTTAAGCTGCTTGTCTAAAGATTCTTGTAACTTTTCAGTCAGATCATCGTATCCTTGGGATTCCATAGAATATTGATGTTCTTTCTTAGTATCATCCATTTGTTCCTGAGCATCAGCAATCTGAGCGTCTAATTTGGCTCTTTGTGCTTTCGCAGCTTCACCTTCGACACCCTCTAAAGCAGCACGCTGAGCTTCAAGAGCTTGCAGATCTTTTGTCTGACTCTTGATGTTTTTATCATAATCATAATATTCTTTCTTACGATTTAAAGCCTCTTTACGCTTATCAATAACTTTAACCAGAGCATCAACTTCAGCTTGCATCGTTGTTTTACCAAGTTCTATAATTTGGTTCTTATAGTCATTGGTGTTTGTTGCAGCCTCACGAAGTTGTTTATTGATTTCAGCTAACTTACTTTCAAAAGCAGAATCTCCAATTTGATGATCGTCATGTAATTTATATAAAGCATTTCTTTGTTCTGCCAGATCGGCCATATTAAGCTGTTCTTGGCGCATACTATCACTTAGAAGAGCAATTTTAGCTTTACCATCTGTAGTCAGTTTACCTGTGTCAGGATCGTTTAAGTAGTCCTGATTCAACATATTCATAAGATCGTTGTTTTCATCGATACGAGTATTTCTCTTATCAATCTTACGACTGCTTTCATTAAGAGGAATCATAATAGCTTCCTGACGTAACTGTTCATTCTTTTCTTCTAAAGAGTAATTTTCTTCACGTCTTGAATACCAGTCATCATAAAGCTCTTTGTATCTTTCAGAATCCTTAGCAACCTTATTCATCAATTCCTGATCGGTTTTCATGATCTCAGCATTGACAGCAGCCCTATCATTGTTTTTAGCGATCTGATCAGTTTTTGACTGCTTAGTAGCATAATCACCATGAGCTTCAGCCATAGAAGCAGTATGTTCTAAGGCAGTAGCAGCATGTTCAGCTTCATCTGCAAGTCTTGTCAACCTATCAAATTTAATCTGATCAATTTCTTTTCTTGCATTTGCAATAGCAGTATCAGTATCAGCAATATTATTCCTAAAAGTTTGAATCTGGGCTTCATATGTGTTCTTTTGTTCATCTGTTAAGATTCCCTTTTTCTTAGCCTTATCATATTCTGCCTGATATTTATTCAATTCTTGTTGCTGAATATTTCTCTGATTTTGATATTGTCGAATCTGATTGTTTAGATTAGCTGTTTTATTATCAAAAGTATCTGAACCTTGAGCAATATTAAGATCATTGATCTTTTGATAGTTCTCTAGGATAGCAGACGTTTTAGATGCCATAGCATCATAATAACTAACAACCTTTTCAAGCTTGGTTTGTACCAGTTCTTGTTGTTGTTTCTTAAGCTCCTCAACTTGCTGTTTGCATTGTTTAGCTTTATCATACCAGTTCTTATACTCTTCAACAGCACTACGGATTTTATCATTACTAATAGTTTTGATATCAATAGACCCGTTACGTACTTTTTTAAAATAAGATTTTAGAACTTTTTGATTCTTAGCTTTTGAAGCATTTTTTGTTTTAGGAGCTTTCTTAACTGCTTGTTTTTCAAAGCTTTCATAGAATTTCTTATATTTCTTATAACCTTGGGTATTAGCAGTGATAGAAGAACCAACACTCTTTAAAGCATTATCATAATCGCTAACAGCAGAAGTAAGACTATGAACATTTTCTGCTTTAGCTGCCCAAAGATCAGTAGCAGCAGTAAGATTTTCAATCTTTATTTCAATGAAATCAAAAGCCTTACCTATCTTATTAAGATAATTTTCAAGAGCTGATTTCTTAGATTTAGATTTGGTTTTCTTCTTACCGCTTCCAGAGCCAGACTTACCAGATCCTGAACTTCCAGAACCGGTTTTAGATTTACCAGAAGAAGAAGTAGTTTTCTTCTTTTTACGTGTAGTAGTTTTGCTACCATTAAATTTAATTTTAATTCCAGCAGAGTTAGCATGAGCAGATCCATGAGCAAATGCTCCTTCACCACCAACAATCTTAGCTCTACTTCCTGTCTTTCCTTTGTTTAGGAGTTCCTTTGTTTGTAGGTGATTAAATACTATATCACCACGTTTGAGGTTCACAAATTCTGGGCCTTGAGACCCTACTGTAAACCATCTGTTACCACGTCAATTATGTTTTCATCGGTTCGCAACACCGACAAGAGTTTTCACTCCTCATGCTTTCACATGAGTTCAGACTATATCTTTTACCTGATTTTATTAAAATTGTGTATGAAAAAAGAGCAGAAGTAATTTTACTTTTGCTCTTTCGATAAATGTATTTATTCAGTTGTATTGTCCAATATATCTTGTGAATCTGCAACAGTTATGTCAGTAACCTTAAGATCATCAAATTTTAATCCTAGTATAGTATCACTTTTTTTAAATATTTGCTGAACAGCAAAGTCATCCATATCATCTGCGATATAAGATTTTGTGACTTTACCATCTTTAAAAGCAATTAATACATCTTCTGTATAATCATCCATTTTTAAATCATCAATACCCAAATCATCAAGCACGTCCACGGCCAGATCTCCCAATTTGATGTTGCACAAAGTGGCTTTTTTGCCCTTGTCTACATTAATCCAACTAACTTTATTAGAGCTATTGTATCTTAATGCTATATATGATTTATCGACACAGATTAGAGAACCACCTTTTATTTCAATACAATCTTTACCATATTTACGTTTTACAGATTTGCTAGATTCTCCCAAATAAACACTTTTACCATCAAGACTAGCAGAATATTGGTGATTCGGTAAAATACTCTTAACAACAAATCCAATTAATAGTATTAAAACACATAAGACAACTACTGATACCTTTTTGTGATTCTTAAGGAAAGACTTGTTGAATTTAAAATCTTTCTTTAAAGAAGCAGCTTGATCAGATATATTCTTAATGTTTTTTTCGATTTCCGCATGACGTTTTTCATTTTTCTCTTTTCTTTCGATGTCTTCATAATACTTTTTAATGTTAAACCCACACTGTGGACAAGCAGTAGCAGTAGATGATACGTTTTCTTTTCCACATTCAGGACATTTTACTAAAGCCATAGTTTTTCTCCTTCTAAAACTCCTTTGTAACTGGTTTTGTGAATGGTGTTTCGCTTTCATAACAATCATATTGATAAGGGCCTGTTTTGTTAGAAAAGCTATATGATACTATTTCTGCTTTTACTCCACAATCTTCAGAATTCATAGAGTCTTGAGCTCTCATGCTTTGATTAGCCTTTAAATTATCAAAATCGAAGTTTTGATCTTCTAACACAGTTCCATCCTTGTCATAAAATCTAACTAGAACACTGGCCTGATCGAAATCAAAATTTGTAAGGTTTTTTACTTTGATTGTTATTTCTTTCCCCGAACCATATGGATCATTAGCCACTTTAAAAGAAGTTATTTTTAAAGCATCGTCAATCAGAGGAGAAGGAGTCTTGATTGATTTAACATAAGAAGATAAAGCGGTAGCTCTTTTCTTGGAAAAATTAATTTGCAATTTATCAGCTGTTTTTTTAACTTGTATGGCTAATCTTTCATCATAGGCATTTAAGTTATATGCATACTTTGTTTGTGCGTTCATATAATTTTCAGAAAGAGTAGATTGCATTTGTATTATATCCATAAGGTCACTCATTAGTTTTTTTGTGGACGAATCCTTAAATATTATATCATCATCTAAGTATTTATCAAGACAGTCTGATAATTTTGCTGTGCCATCAATCCACTGTTGTTGTGCTTCATCGCTGGTTTCAGCTTCTCGTAAAGAATCTATATAGTCCCATCGGTCATTCATAGCTTTCTTTACATCATCAGCAACTTGCTTGTTTGTATATACTGTCTCAGTTTTTTTGGTTTTTTGGGGCTTTTCTTTTTTAGAGGAATTTACACATCCTCCACACACTATTAGCAACCCAAAGACTAATAGTGTATACACAATTTTCTTTTTCATACATTTCCCTCCATAATTTATTTATAAAGCAATTATACATCATTCTACATGTTTTTCATAGAGAGAATATTCGTTTATCATATTTATCAGGTAATTTATCATTTCGATTTAAACATTGCTGTACCGCCATTAGCTTGCGGCTCTACTCCTTATAAGAGGATAGTCGTTGAACCTTATCCTATTCGGATCTTGGCTGCTGATTGTCTATTGTGGCAGAAGCAGGGGATTTAACCTCGCTTCCATATAATTAATTCTTTTTACTTTCGTAGCGTTCACATCTAGGCATATTTCATCCTTCTGTTGTAGCTTAATTATCTTTAAGACTTTCCAGCAATTAGATAAATTTTCACATATGTATTACTACATAAGGTCGCATATGTGGTTTATACGACAAGTTCGTCTCCTAATTCTCCTGTAAGAGCCCGTTCATCTTGTTTTAATCCCCAATCGCCACCATTGGCGTGAGCATTACCGACAGATGATTTGAGTTTATCTGTTTTCTCTTGTAAATATTTGTTCTTTTCAGTCTGCACAACAGGATTGATTTCTGATAAATCAGAGATTTTTGTTGTCCCCATTGCAAGAGCACGATATCCAAGTTTCTTAATTGCCCCGTGAGCAAAAGCATCAAATTCTTCTATACCATCAAGCTCATTATCATACCAGTCTGTTAAGTCATCTACAGTACCTTGAGCAAAAGCATTTGATCTTGGAATAAAAGATCCGTGTGCATTTGCTGTACCATGAGCATGTTGAACTTTATTCCATTTACCATCGGTTAAAGCACTTGAAACATGACTTCCTTTGCCACCCTTTTTACCACTAACTTTAGGCTTACCGTCATTATCTGTAATATCTCTACGAATATTTTCGATAATATTTTTTTGCTTGGTAGTTAAAGTAATTGTTTTATCGTGTAAACTATCACGATATTTTTTAATCGCCCAAAGAACTGCACTTGCATGATCTTTACAATATGCTGCAAATTTTTTGTCTTTAATTTTTTTAGTATCTAGTTTTTTGATTTCTGGAGTAGCGTTGTCAATAATATTGACTGGAATTTGTTTGTCTTCTGGTAGTAAAGCATTAAGCTGCTCAATAAGATCACTTTGTTTTTGAGCAAGTTCTACACCGATTTTAACTCTCTTTTCTCCAGTGGCTTTAGAAAATTCTTCAGATAATTTATCAATTTCACTTTGACTATCCTTAAGATTGAGTTTCATGTCGGCACTGATTTGAACGCCTTTTAATAAACCACCTTTACCGAAGTCCTTACCACCTGTCATATTGTAAAGAATATTATTAGCATCACTTACCTGTTTAGTTAAGTTTTTGTTCTTTTCCTCGGTGGTCATTGACTTTTCATTGATTTTATACTGCTCTTTGAGATTGTTTAAATCAGATGTATAATCAGCAACCTTGATTGTAAATTCCAAACTCTTTTTCAGATCATCAGGAATTTCTTTTTCAGCATTTTTGAGCTTAATGAGTTTCTGACGATATTCTTCAATTTGTTCGCCTAAAAGAGTCTTACCAGAGCCTTCTTCCATTTTATCCCATTTCTTAGCCAATCCATTAAGTTTTTTTTCAGCTTTTCCATATTGTTCTGTGACAGATTTAAAATCAATCTTACCACCATAATCTTTCAAGCGATTCAGTACAGCTTCAAAAGGTTCAATACCCATACCCATTGCCTTAGCAGCAGTAGCAGTATTAGTGATCTTTCCTGAATAAGTACCTTCAGCAGTTTTCTTTAAAGTACCAAAATCAGTATTAGCTTTTTGGGATTTGGCAGATAAATCATCTAAGAATTTAACCAGACCGCTATTATCTTCAGTAAAATACTTAGTAGTCTTAGCCCATGTCTTATCAAAAGTAGCAGCATCAGTCTTACCAGATGAACTCATAACACTTGTCAATGTTTTAAAATCATCTGTTCCAATAAGTCCTTTGTCACGTTCTTTCTTCTGAGCATTGAATGCTTCACGCATTGCTAAGTAAGTATCACCAGAATTAGCAGTTTCCTTAGCTTGGAGATAATCACTCCAAGTAGACTGAGATTTTGTTTGATTGATCAGTTTCAGACGCTCTTTCAACTGATCAAGACTACCTGTCCATTTCTCAGTTTGAGAATTTAAGATATCAAAGGCTTGAGACATTTCAGTAAAATCAAGACCATCTAAAAACTTAGTTGTATCTTTACTTTTACCAAGCTTGTCTTGTATACCCTTGATCATATCCTCAACATTTTTGCCATCATGAAGAATATCTCCATCTTTACTGAATTTAAAATCAAAAGCGTCTTCAAGAGCAGCGCTTAATGTTTTACCATCAACTTTTTTACCTAAAGTTTTTGTCAGATCGTTATAAGCATCTTGGACATCTTCACTCCACTTTTTGGCCGATTTTCCACCAGTTTTGTTGGTTGTTTTAACCAGTTCATCCAAATTTTTCTGTGCTTTTTTATTCTTAGTAAACTCTTTGGTAATTTTTTGGAGATCTTTACGTTTTTTGGTAATGTTATCGTCAGTTAAATCTTTTTCATTGGCATTGTCAAAGTCGATAATGTTACCAGCAATACCACTTAAGAAACTTTGTCCTTTGCTAGATAGTTTGTCATAACCATCTGAAGCTGAAACCGTATTTTGGAAATCTTCCTTATATTGTTTCGCAAGAGACTTGATCTCTTTCATCATTTTATTATATCTAGCTACATATTTAGATACATTGGCTTCAATAGCCTCAGTTGAAATAGAAGGATTGTCTTCTTTCATCTGATCAAAGATTTTGCTGTAATTGTTAGCAAATTTGCTAATATCAGCATCTTTAGTTAAATCAAGAGCTTTTTTACCACCGATAACTTTTTTTGTTGCATCTCCAAATGCTTTTCCGAAACTATCTCCAGATGAAGATGTTCTTTTATAAATCTCATCAGAAATATTTTTTCGAGTTGATTCAATATCTTTAGAAAGACTTTTATCTAATAGGCCACCAGCAGCTTTCTTCAAGCTTTCCTGATTACCTTTGTTAAGTTTATCCCAAGTAGCATCAGAAGAATAATCCTTTTGTGTGCTCTTTAATTTCTTCTCTTGTGAGTCAATCGCTTTATCTATCAATCCTGATGTCTTAGCAATTGCATTTCCTTCAGCGTCATAACCAGAGATGAGAGAAGGAGTAGTATCTAAAATTTCCTTACGGATGTTTAAGAATCTCTCATAGGAAGAAGTATCTAAGCTAATATTATTACCATATTCATCCACACCTTTAGATAAGGATTCAAACTCAGTTTTGTTTCCTTTAAGAGTAGAGATATTAGTTTTTGTATCAGATAATTTGTCCTGATAGTTTGTACGTGTTTTGTCAGCAGCTTCTATTTTATCTTTATCATAGGTAGCAGCTTTTTGAATCTTGGTACCAACCCAAGAAAGTGCCATAGCACCTAATTGCATAAGAGCACTAGCAGCTAAACCAATACCAACATTAGCAGCAAAAGCACCAGCCTTAGCAGCAATACCAGAAGCCTTAATCCTTTCAAAAGCAGCACTAACTCCACCTGCAGCAGATTGAGCAATGCTACCAGATTTTTCTACAGCTTCATTAAACTTCTCAAGACCTTTTCCATAAGTATTTTTCTTATCACTAAGATCATAGTTGTTTTGTTTGGCTTGACCGTAAAGAGTACTAGCTGTATCACGACCTTTTTCAGTCTTCATTTCATTCTGAAGTCGCTTAAACATGTCCTCTTTTTCTTTGGCGGATTTACTACCAAAAATTTCAGGAACCATGCTATTACTAAAGAAATCTTGCAATCTACTTTGATCAGACTGCATATTCTCATAATTAGCCTTACGTCTTGTAGGACTAAATGCATTCAGAATAGCACTACCAATTGGAAATTCATTTTTACCAGTTTCTTTATTGTACTGTACAAGCAAACTGTTTATTCAAGGGCAGGGAAATACCCTATTTTCACACTGGTAAAATATGTATTTGACAATCACTAATGCAATATTCTATACTAATTATGTAACAAGAAATATGTATTATATCTCAAAGTAATAATACACATGGGGCTCACAATTCAGTGAGCCTTTTGTGTATCTGGATTTAACAGGAGAAGAGAGGTTCATAAAGATACCTCTTTTTTACAATTAACCTTGCAATATTTGGAAACATAAGTTATAATTAGAAACATCATAGAATAATTAGTTGCCCAATTAATTATTTTCATACAAAGGCATTCCTGGGAGGTAGGGATGCCTTTTCTCCATTTATGGGGTAACGATTCGTTCACCCATCAAATTAACTTTCTAACTGATCTTGCAGATCCTTAATCTTAGAATCTCTAAATGCAATTTTCTTTCCAGTACTACGATGATTTGTTTCTATGTATCTACGTTTCAGATTGTTTAATACATACTCTGCAGTCATTCTGTACATTGGATTTAAAGAACCAGAAGTCTCAATAATCGCTTCAAGCTTATCATCAATCATTGTTACGATTTTCTGCTTATACTCAGTTGCATTTAGTTTTCTATGGTACTCATAGCGATCTTTCTTTTTTAAATGAACGTGAACATCAATGATCTTATCAACAGTGGCTTCCAGATTTGTGTAATCAGATTCTAAAAGAACACGATCAATGTTGCGTACAGAATATTTAATTTTATCTGCATCATACTGTCTCTGAAGCTGACATTCATCTGAAACTGCTACATCATATAGATCGTTATTATCTTGCTGAAGTTGTGTGATCAACTCAATCATTCTCTCAAAAGCATCTGTGTATTTGGCTGTAAAGATCAGGGCTTTGTCTCCAGTGAATTTGTTTACCAGCATTGCAAATCCTTTACGATCAATGTAATACATAGGACGCTCTTGGTTATTTAGATCAAGATAAGAGCCGAGGGAAAAATTTCCGGCGGCTAATTCAGGGATGACTTCTATAAAATGACGAATCTTTTTCATTACGTCTGCATGGTCTTTCCCATAGGTCTCAGCCACATTGAGAGAAGTAGTGTACACGTCACCATTGATCTCTTCAAGACCAAATTCCTCATTGATTTCAGCAATTTCGCATTCAATAGTTTTCTTTGATTCTTTTAACATAATTCAAATACTCCTTTTAATATAAATTTAATTTCAAAAAGGGATCGTATTTCACGACCCCTTATCAACAACAATCTCACCAAACTTTAATCTTCAAGATCCCCAACAACTCTGTAAACAAGTTTCTGACCTTTACCAGTTACATAAGTCTGTGGAACAATCACATTGCAAATCACATGTTCGCCAACTTCAAAATATCCGTTCTCAACGTATCTCTGATATGGCATGTTGTCCCGCATCAGGATTCCATTGTTTCTCAGAATCTCAAAAAGACGATTCCTTCCAATGTCATATCCATCATTCTGTAACAGCTTAGCCATTGTGTTCATGTCGATCGTATCAGAAGAAGCAGTAACACATCTTGCAAAATCTACATCTTCTTTGGAAGCTTCAAGTTCTCCACGAAGCTCTGCGATTGTAGCTTGCTGAATTTCTAATGCTTTGAGTACAAACTCAGCTTCAGACAGATTTTTATATGGAATGTATCCACCTGTACGTCTGATCTGTGGAAGAACTTCAGATGTTACCCATCTTTTGAAACGATGTAATTTTTCAATTCTCTCTTCAATAAGGGGGTCATTTTGTGACACCCCCTTTGCTTTAGCAGGTTGCATTAAGAATAATAATGAATATAGTCCTGATTCATTAAGAACTGTGATGTTTTGCATTCCTCCAGCGGTTTGAATTTTTGCCATTGTTTTGTCAGCTTTGTCAATTCTACGCAAGCTACGCTTGTGATTTGTATCTCCAAAAGCTATGCATACATCTTTTCCAACAAACCAAGGTTCATTGTCAATCTCAATACATCTGATTGATCCAAATTCATCGTTTACGAAGTTCATGATCTGATTGTTGTTTTCTACTCCATTTTCTGCTTTTGTTAAAATTGCCATATTAAATTCTCCTTTTCTTCAGGAAGGTGCACCAAATGGCATAGAACAGATGGTGCTGATGATTTGCTTATCCTTCTATGCATATATGGCTAATTTACTACCCCCTTAAAACACCAGGTTCTATCTAGTGTTTTAAGACTCAATTAATGTGGTAAGTCTGCTAGAGTAGTATAAAAAGAGTATTAAATTATGTTAATAAGTATTTATAATATATCATATAAAATTCATTTTCCCTATGTGCAAGCATGTTTCCATGCTGATAATTTTCTAGCGGCACATTCGCATACAGTTCTGATCATCCCTTTCTGATGTCACTCGTAAGGTGAGTTAACCAGATTCCCATTATGATCGATGGACGTTCCTCTAATAATATAGAGGCTTCGCTGCGGATTCTGTGTAAATATTGATCTTATTACTATACCTTAGGAATTACCCCTTGCCCTTAATACATTACTGTACTAAGTTAGTAATCAATATCGTTTAACAGTTCCCGTACATAAATTATCAAAAAGTATTTCAGTTTCGGTTGTTTTCTAAGCAATCTCTTATTTGTATCACCATTTCAATACAAACTCGTTCTGTGTTACCACTAGATTGCTCTGGGCATTGTACATGAGGACAACTGATAATTTGCCCTACCCAGCTTTCCTTTTGCTCCTGCGACTCCTAAAGCACCTATAAAGGCTGTTCTAAGAAGTCCTGCTTTAGTTACTAAATTTGTTATTTGAGTTCCAGCATCTACAAGTCCTTTGATAAAATCAGAAGAAATAGAAGTGTTCCACATTTCTTGGAAACTTGCTGTCAGCTGATCAACTTTACCTTGGATGGAATCAAGTTGAGTTTCGTTTTCACGAAGTGCTGATCCTTCTGAGTTTTGTGTTTCGTTGTAGACTTTTTCAAGCATCTGGGGGTCCTGGAGCACGGCTGATATGATCGAGCTGCGCTGCTTGCCTGCAATCTTTTCAAGAATAGATGCTTGTTTAAGGTCTCCGCCTTCAGTGGAACCAATTTCATTCCAAATCTTGCCTAACCCAAGTAAAAATTCGAATGGGTTTTTGTAAGATCCATCATCTTTTAATAGATTGAAACCTTTGTAGTCATTTGATGCTACTTTGGTTTGATTTTTAATGAGTGAAGCGAGCTGGCTTACATTGGTTACTACGCCATCTGTGTCTTCGCCTGCTTCTTGTAGGGTTTTCATATCAGTACCCCTAATCCTCATTGATACTGTTTTTAGACCAGCCAAGGTAGGTGTTACTTTCCCTAACAGTAAAAGGTACATACCATGTAGAACATGGCGTCCAAGAATTTCTTCTTGGCTCTGCAATTTTATCAATCAACACTATAGTTGCAGATCGGACTGGATCTTCACCCTCTTTCTACAAAAGTAGAGTAGGGGAGGAGCTGAACCTCTTATGTCACCATAAGAGGTATTACAGTCTCTACGGCTCCCTTATATTTTTATTTATTTTGTATGTATGGTTTTAATTTTTCATCTAAAAAAGACTCCATGTTATCAAATTCCCAAAATGGGATTTCAATAAGAGGAATCTTATGTTGTCTTAAGTATTCTTTTTTCATAAAATATTTTTCACCAATCATTTGCCAACACTCTTGAGGTGATTCAGTTTTAGGATTATGTCCAGGCTTTAATCTATAATGTCCTGCGCATTCGTTAACTTCTATGGCGACATTTATAGAAGGAATATAGTAATCAATGCGTAAACTTCCTACATTTTTCATGTCTGGAAAAGTTTTTTCTTTTCTAATTCCTTTAGTATCAAAATATTTCTTTAATATCTGATAACATTTCAATTCATACTTCCCACTAATTCCATTACATTCTGGACAGCCGGCTAAATTACGAAGGAGCGCACCTCCAGTGGCATAAAAATAGTTGCGATGAGTCTTACAATAACATAACAAGAAATGTTTACTATTTAAATATTCACCAAGAATTTCAATTTCAGGTCTCATTTCAGACATTTGTTGGATAAAAGCATCATGCCCTAAAGAAAACTTTTCTCGCATTCTTTGATTGTTACATTCGGGACATCCTGCCTTATAAAACAATAAATTAGAAGGATGTGATTCCCATTCTGTGCCACAGATCTTGCATTTACATTTAATAGGAGTATGTGTATTAACATAATCTCCAACAATTTCAATATCTGGGCTAAGCTCTGCCATTTCTTGAACAAAAGTTTCTCTACTTTTTCGACGAGCAGCATGGGCCTTTTCAGCTCCACATTCTGGATGTCCACACCCCAGTTTTAAAACAGCAGGAGTAGTACTCCATTCTCCACCACAGATATTACATTTGCATTTCACCTTATTATAAAGCCCATGATAATCTTCAAGCATGGTAACATCTGGGCTAATTAATTTTTTAAAGTCTTGAGGATCAACTATCTTACTTGAACAATATTTACATCCATATGTGGCTCTCCATAAATGAGACCAATCAGCATCTTGCTCACCTTTTTCTCTATGCTTGGGACATATGTATACAATTCTTGTTCCTTTCTTACCTTTGTACTTTCTTACGAACTCTAATCCTAATCGATTAATTTGTTCTTTAATATGTTCATCTGTTGCTAAATATTTCATATTTTCTCCTTTTCCTTATCCTAATTAATCCATACAAAAAACAGGGCATAATCCCTGTTCATACATACATAAAATATTCGGTTGCCTCGGTCTTGTCATGTGTTTATGATTTTAACCGATACGGCTCCTTGCTTAACCACGTATTACTACGCAGCTTGGGCGCTTGGTCTATATTCACCCACGGATTCGGGGTTCTGAACAGTTCGGTTTGCTGTTGTTGTTAAAGCAACTGCCTGTTCATAAGTTGTTCCTGCGGCCTGTAAGGCGTTCGCAGATCTTTGTAGCGATGAAGCAATTTCATCTGATGAAATAGGTTCCAAGTTACCGATATTATTTAGTACATCAACTACATTTTCAACATCTCCCGGTGTTTTGTTAAATCCTTGCATAATAGAAATCAATGCATTAGTAGCATCATCTACCTGCTCAAATTCTGATACATTCATGAGAATACCTGTCCACTTAGACATCTTCTCAGAATCTTGTGTGTTATAACCTAATCTAGCCCAGTCAGCAGTAGATTTAGTTAATTCCACAGCATCTCTACCGATATCTTTACCAGTAGAATACATATCCTTTTCGACAGTAGCATAAACATCACTCGTATCACTTGTGACTTTCTTTAACTCTGTCATTGCAGCATCCATTTCTTTGATGCTTTCAATTCCTTGTTGGAATCCTTGCCATACGACATCAATTCCACCCATTGAGATCAAGTACTTACTTAACTTAGTAACTTCTTGACCCATATCTCCAACAATTTGTCCGAACAAACTCTTATATTCAGAACGACTCTTAAGCTGTGATCTAGTAATACCAGTATCCTGATTAAAATTAATAGCATACTTTTCAAGCTTTCCATCATCTCTTGATCTTGCTTTGATATAAGCAGCCATTCCATTTCTACCCATACTGGTTTCAAGAATGTTACTGTTTACACCAGAAGCTCTAAATAATTCTTCAGCTTTAGCTTCATTGAAATCATTTAAGGATAATCCTTCTCCGATAACAGTTCCCTGATTGTTCTGTAGCTTAAATTGGTTTCTAAGTCTACCATGTTCAGTAAGCTCAGCGTTCAGTCTATTAAGCTCTCTAATATCTTCCTCAATTTCCTTGTTATCAAAGAAAACATCTCCACTATGTTTTTCTTTTAAGTCTCTAATTCGGTTAACTGTAGCTTCAACCTTAGTCGCAAATTCTGTTGTATATTGTTCAAGATCTTGACTAACAATGGTCTTTGATAAAGCTCTGTCAGCAGCATTTTTAACACGATCAGATTTAGGATTAGTATTCCCTAATGCTGTACCATCGTTTGCTCCACCAACATTTCCACCGGCTAAAACCTTGTTCATGTTCTTTAAGCCAGTAGCAATCTCACCAGTAAGATTAAATTTCTTATTTAAATTATCAACAAGTCTTGTAACTTCACGAATTGAACTACCAATACCAGCAAAAGCACCTGCGATCTTAGCAGAATAAGCAGTAGACTTGTCAGCCAGATTAGCAATCTTATTTGTCATAGTCTCAATATCAGAAGCTTTCTTGTCTGTAAAAGACTGTCCTGTATTGAACTTAACTTTTAAATCAAGATTCTTTTTCAGATCGTTGATAATCTTCTCAACGGTAACTAAATCATCTAATACAGCATCAGTATTGATACCAACTTTAATGGGTTCAGAAGCTTTCTCTCTTAAAGAAGTAAGCTTGCTTTCGGCTTGTGTTAACTCTTCATCATTAACATTGATATCAATATTAGTGTCTTTACCATTAGAATCATCTTTCAACTTTTGGGTAGAACTAATAGCTTTTTCAAGATCTTCTGCATTCCCTTTGAAATTAACAGCAACATCAATATTATCCTTGGAACGTAGTTCATTAATCCCCTGTAGAACGGTATCAACATTTTCTGTATTAGCTTTAAAATTAATAGCAATATCAATATTGTCTTTTGATCTTAATTCGTTAATTCCTTGTAAAACTGTATTTAACTCAGAATCGTTTGCTTTAAGATTAACAATGATATCTTTGCCTTCGTAAGAAGCAATCTTTTCATCAACCTTAGCTAACGCAGATTCTAACTGAGAAGTGTCAGCAGTAACTTTTAAAGAAGATTCTTTAGAATGTTCACTTTCTGTAACTTGTTCATCTTTCGTGATACTATCATTACCAGAAGAACTTACCTTATCAACTGTCCCTGATACTGATTTATCATTCAGCTTATAAATATTTTCTCTGTTTTTTTCTAACCAATCACGACTGGTTTTTGACCAATCATCCTTAATAGAAGCACCATCTTTTGCTTTAATTTCTTTATATTTATCAATGGTTTTAATAGCTTCTTCAATCCCTTTGGCTTCCTCTGCATAGATTTCTTGATTGTTTTTAATTTTCTCATTAAAAGTGTTAATATAATTTCTAGCATCTTGGAAAGCAGTAGTAAGGCTCTCTGAGCTCATTTGATCCATGTCTTTAGGCATTTCAAAATCTTTTGCAATCTCTCGTTGCATTAAGGACATTTGCTTATTCGCCGCTTCAAAGAAATTCTTCATCTCTTCTGTAATAGGCTGAACATTACTACCTTCTTTAGGAGTGTAAGACTCCATAATTTCTTTATTCTTTTGAATTTTTTCTAAATCTTCTTTAGAAAGATCTTCACCGTTTTCTTTCTTCCTAATGAGATTTTCGGTACTTCGCTTAGCTCCATTGTATTTTTGAGTACTAATTTCCTTGTCTTCGACAACGATTCCAACACCAGCTAAGTAATCATCCCATTCTTTGCTGTATTTTTTGTTTAGTCTTTTAGTCTTTCCTACAGCAGATCGAAGATCTTTTTTGACTTCATCAATTCTTGATTTTAATAATGAAGATATAGCTTCTTCAACGCCATCGTTTAAGCCACCGAGAAGAGAGTCTGTATCAATATCAAATTTACTAAAAAGTTCTTTATAGTATTTGCTTCCTGTAGCGTTTTTCTGTGTGAATTGCTTAATATAATTTTCTGCGATCTTGGCTTTACTTAAATTATCAACAACTTTGTTTACATAGTCTGGATTATTTATCCAATCTTTTTTTGATGTGATTCTGTTAATGCTACCAACAGCGTTGTCAATGGTAACTTTTTTAGCTTCCCAAGCATTCATCACATTCTTTTTAAAGTTGCTCTCTCCAATAGATTTTTTGGCTCGAAGCCCCATATCCTCATTCCATATTTTCATGGCAGCATCATAAAAATCATTATTGATATCTCTAGCATGTTCTTTTGATTTGATGAGACCAGTCATGTATGAGCCATTTTCTTCAATGTTTCTAACAGTAGCTCGCTTAAAACTTGGGTTAGAAGCCATGTCCCGTAAATTTTTTAGTTCTTTATACTTTTGTTTAAGATCATCAACCCTGTTTTGAGCTTCCACTAAATCATCGGATTGAAAATTATAGTTAAATTTAGTTTTTCCTGTTTTCTTAATGTGATCATTTATTTGTTTAGCAACATCACGGATAGCATTGGCATCCACCTTTGCTCCAACAGGAACTTTAATATCTTTAAAATCATTTTGAAGTTTTTGTTTTGCTCTTACTTCGGAAGCTTCATCTACCCTGACACCTATAGAGGCGCCAATAGATATAACGTGTGTTGTTCCTTCTGCCATTTATTATTTCACCCCCTGTACAATATCTTCAGCCAATGCTTCAGCTAATTCGTTGCCATATTTAGCATTAACAATTCCTACGGCTTCTTCAATACATTCTGCAGCAATCATATCCTCACCCATTGTTACAGTATTTTCAATTAATTTAAAAGGACTAGGTTTTGTAATTACTGGGACAGTTTTTTTTCCTCCGTGTTCACCGCCCACAAAATCCCAGTCATATACTACATCAGTCCTTTGGTGGTAATATCCAGGCATACTACCTGAAGAAGTAATAACTCCTCCTTGTGCAGTCCCTGGAGCACTGATTTTTTTAATATAAGGTTGACTAGCAGCATACAGCCCATAGCTTCGCCCATATTGTTCAGGATCATAGCCTTTATAAAAGGTATCTGTAGCCATTTCTGCAATTTCCTGTACTTTTTTAGATGCTAATTCAGCTGCTATGTTTGCAGCTTCAACATTCATCTTTGTAAGAATTTCTTCAACTCTTCCCATGTAATTCTCCTTCCATTAAAAAGAGCCTCACATGAGACTCTTTTTAAATTATTCTACTTTTAATTTTTCAATCATTGTTTTCATAACTTCAGTACTATCAATTCCTTTGGCACCTTCTACAATAGCTTCCTGAACGCTTAGATTAATAAATCTTAATTCCCTTGAAACAATGGCTTCTAAAGAATTATGATTCCTCATATGGTCTTCCCAAGCTAATTTATATAGCTTTTTAAATTCCTCAAAATCCTTTCCAATTTCTTCTAAGATTCTGTCAATCAATCCAGCTTCAGAAAGAGAGTCTAATACCTCGTAAGTACTTTCTCCTTCAAATTCAATATTTGTATAAAGCTGTAGAGCAGTAGTGATCAATACATGATAAGCACTGATTGAATTTACAGTAACAGTATAGCTTTCGCTTTCTTTTCCTAATGCCTTAATGATTTCTTCAATCGCAGTAATTTTTATTGCAATTGGAACATAATGACCAATTTTTAAGCTTGGGATAGCATGTTCTAATGTAGCTCCCTCTACAGAGCTATTGAATTCCTCAATAATAGTGTCTAAATTTACTGTATTTTCTCCCATAGTTATTTCTCCTTTTCTTTTTTCTGTTTCTCTTTGCGTCTCTTTCTTCTTTGAGACTGAATATATTCATAAGTTTTCCATCCACCATCAATCTTTGAGTATGCTACCCAATAAAAGTTGATATGAGGATATTTATATAGAAGTAATTTTCTTTTCATAGGTGCCACATGATCTGGCATACCTTTTACGTCAATGACATCTTCATGTCCGTCTTTATATGTAAGTACAAAATCTGCCACATATTTAATAGGAAGATATTTTTTATCTTGATGTTCAAATCCTTCCTGTAATAAATATTCTTTCTGCCGTTCACAATAGGTGATTTTCCCTGAAAGAATACCCGGAAGAACAGCGTCTCTGTAAAATCTCATTTCAAGAGCAGAGTCAAATACGATCCCATCACACATACGATTATCAGTTCGCTTACTAACATTGTACTTACTGTCTCTTTGTTTCTTTTCGCTCATAGTCCTCCTTATAAAATCCGTATAATAAAAAACAGCAGAAGTACCTGCTGCCATAATGTTCTAAATTAATTCATGTTTACACCAAGCATCATACAGGTGCTTAGTGTCTTCTCTGTTCCAAACAAATAAAATTTTGTTCTGATCGAATCTATTGTCTGGAATGATATCCAAAAGTTCAGCTCCATAGCTTAAGTATTTAAAGTTCTGAAGCATATTTGGAATAAATACACATTCATCCGGTTCATAAGTCTTCCCGGTAATTCCACTTGTAGTTTTCATAGTTCCTCCTGTTTATAATTAAAAAAAGAGAGACACATAAAACCTAATGGCTATGTGTCTCTCAGTGATTATTTCTTTTCACTAAGAGATCCGCAAACCTATCTCCATTTCTTCTTACCACGAGAGCAAGAAGAAGGAGAAGAGGAAGGGGATTGAGCCGTTTTGTTGGTCTCAGCGAAAACTTTCTCAATAACGCCTAAAACGTCAGGGAGAAAGTCAGATTTGTTAGTTAAATCACACTTGTCCAGTTTTTGTCTTGTTTGTTCAGCATTGCATTCGCCTGTAGAATATCTCTGACAAGCATCAAATACTTTTCTACAATTGTCTGAATCAAAGATAAAATACCAAGATGGTTTATCTCTATCGACATCACAATGAGGACAGTAGTGATATGCCTTCCCACAACAAAAACAGGTTCTCTGTTTCGTTTCTCCCATGATATTCCTCCATTTCTAAATCGTTTCCAATCAAATAGCTGCCTTATCATCTGACAAGACAGCTTTTAAATTTGATTATTCTGTAGGCATTTTTGGTACGATGATATCGAAAAGTTTCTTTTCTTTATCACAGTACTGTTGCATACACTGGATTTCAAATGGATGTTTACCATCAGTAGAGAATGTTAAGTCTACATTAGAGCTTAACTTAGCCTGTGGGAATACAAGATAAGCATTGTACAGTGTACTTACGTTACATACGTCAGCACCTAAAATCTGTACAATCAGTTTTCCAGCTTTAGGGAATTTTGTAGCACTGTTAGTTACTTTAACAGCTTCGTCTGTCTCATATTCGTATTCAACGAATAACTGAGAACCTTTAGATAAGCCAGTTGGTAATGTTACACTATCTGTTCCCTTAGCATGAACAAATTTATCATCACTAGCAGCTGCACCATTAGTATATTTCTTTCCTAATGTGCTATCACCTTTTAATTCATAGATGTATTTAATCTGCTCTGTAGGTGTGTGTTTTAATGTAACAGCAGTACCAGCCGCAATATCAATTGTTTCGAAAGCTGTAGCAATTACTTTAGACTCAGCATCAGCAACCTGTTTCTTTGTACCAAACTGAGCAGCAGCTAATCCTAAATCGAATAAAGAGTTAGTTGCAGAGAAAGTAGCTTTCTTAGCTCTGTCGAATTCCATGATAGGAACTTCAAGAGCATCAGTAGCCTGAGTTGTGTCAGACTCGCATTTGATAGATGGCTCTGTAATCTGATTAATAGACCATAAGATTTCTCCTGTGTCTGTATCTACCATGATTGCACGTAAGCATCTATCGATGACAAAGTTATTAATGTCGAATGTACTTGCCATGTTTAATCCTCCTTGAAATATTTAAAAATTTGTATAAAAAAAGCAGCTCCATAAGAGCTACTTAATCCAATTAAGGTCTTCGGTTTTAATTTTTGAGGTATCTATCATACCTGAATAGCATCCTTGTAAAAGTGCAACAGCTTGTTTCTTTTTCTGAATCTGTTCAACGCTAGACATAAAAGCTGAGATATTTAAATCTTGAACAGATTGATAATCATACTTGAACTCTTCAGTATTTACCATTGAGATAACAAGAGGAAGAAGTATTGGTTCAAACTCTTTGTTTTGATTCATTTCATATTTCATCTTGTCTTCTTCAATAAGGATTTTTTTAGTTTCTTCGTTACCAGCGATTTCTACTTTAGGTTTGAGGCCGTGCAAAGATCTAAAATAATCACATATTTTGATATAGGCTAGCTTGTCAATCATGATGTCGTCTTCCATATCAACAAGAACAAGGTCTCCATTTACTTGATTTTGAGCCATCTCAAATTTACTGAGATCAACTCCCATGAACAATCGTTGAGATATGTCAGTTTCAAGAGTTGGAGCCATGAGCATAAATAAATCAAAGTCTTCAACTTCTTCATAGTCTAATCCCAATTTAAAAAGCCTATATTTCATATCACTAGGAATACAGGTTAACGTAAATACAGCTTGAAAGTATTTGTCTTCACCCATCTCTTTTATGTCTCTAAGAGTAGGCTGATGAATACTTATTGCATCATTGATATAATAATCATCTCCGAAAATGATAGACAGGTCTTTATCCATGATCTACCCTATTGTCAGGAATTTCCTCATGTGAGACATTGTTATGGGCATTATTTCTGTTGTCCATTCGTCCCTGATAAGGATTACTTGGAGTGATCACTCGGAATTTCAATGTCCTGCAAACATATCTGGTATCAGTAGTTCCTGACACATCGTATGTAAGTTTCATTTGAAATCCTAAATTGTTACTCCACTGAAAATTATCTCTGATGCAATAACCTAAAAGATCATGTCTTTCAGCCCCATAAGGAGTAGCGAGATTATCTTCGTGGCAAAATACTCTAAAAGTACATACCTGTTCTTTCATCATCCCATTTCTCTCATTGATATCTACATCATCAATATCGAAACAAATGAAATTCTGAACTTCAGATTGCACTGGTTCAATATGAATTGCGGGAAAGATATTTATTCCCAAATATTCATCTGGAGAGTTTGGATCAAGTTTTGGGTTATCCAAAAGCTCGATAATATCAGAATCATTGTAAAGAATTTCTTTAATAATCCTTTTCTTGTAGATAATATCATCATCTATGTTCTGAAAATCTCTTATCATAATCCAATCACCTCCGTCTGAAATTCAGCTGTTAGATCATCTACAAATGCTTGGATGGTGATCGTCTCACCAATTAGAGAGTACACTTTATGACATTTGATATTCACTGTTGTGTCATCACAAACAATGTCAAAGTCATCTAAGTGACCCTGTGGCACTATAACATTCCACTCCACTTTTTCAGGAGAAGAAATAGTACCGTCTCCACGTTTAATAATAGTAGAGAATTTTTTAGCACTACCACCACATTTAATCTGTGGTTTAGCACCAGCAAAGTTGATCACCAATTTATCATCTGGAAGATCAGGCAACGTAGGCTTGTCTTCATCAGTTTCAAGAGTTGGTGGAACTTCGGTTTTATAATAGTCGGCAATCAATTCGTCCACATTGTCTGTGTGACCGTTGAAAGCATCTTGTTTTAATGTAATTTTTGTAATTCCAAGAGGAACTGCATCCTCTCGTTTTGTAACCTTCCATGCCACTGGATGTAATGGGTTACGTGTAATTAAGAATCGTGTATCGTAGTCTATGGTATTGACCACATCATTTGTTGGAACCCAGAATTGTATCTGATTTTCTACAGACGTTACTAAGTACAATTGTGTTACTTAAAAAGTTCGTTAAGCTTTTTAAGAGAAGCAACAGCTTCCTTTCTCATATTTTCATATGATGTTCTGACTATATCTCCATCTGGTCTAGATGCTACCCATTTCTGATCACTTGATCTTACATAATAGTCGATGAAGGTTCTCCTATTCGGAGCTTCCCTGCTGATTATCCAATCTTCTTTTTTTCAAACATTCGCATTTATGTATGTTTCATCATTATGCTGTAGTAAAGAAGCTCTAAGGACGTTCCAGCAAAAAGAGTAGAATGCATCATAATGTCCCCACTATGATGGACAACTTCTCATCCGTCCAGGTTCCTTGATTATAGCTATTACGGCTGCGGATCGCACCAAGACATGAATACACTTTCCCATTTGCAACCCACTTAAAAGTCCAATTACAAAGAAGAATATTGTACCGATAGAAAAGAGGATGATTATCATGATCAACAATTAACCAAGTACTAAATTCCTCATCATCATTGACAGGAATATCTACATAAGTTCCCAAAGGATACTTAACACCCGGTCTAAACTGTAGATGATAATCAATCGCATCTTTACTGATACTGTTTTTTGTATATGCTAAAAACTTTGCGTCAACATCTTCACCTAATATCTTACATTCCCGAAAGGCGGGGTCCTTTGTGAATGTGACATCCATAGCTTTCAGCGAATGGGCTCTGTACTTTTTAGAAGCAGCAGTACTATGAGCACCATTATTTAACCTATTTCTATAACTCTCTAGACTCATCTACATCATCCTCCTTGATATGGTCAACAAGTGATGTAGCATCGAGAATAGCTTTTCTATAAGCTGCATGATCGTAATCTTCTTTTAATGCTTCATCTCTAGCCTGAGCTAAGATAGCAAGAAGATCTAATACGACTGTCTGATTAGAAAAGATTTTATTGTATCCAGATAATTTCCATAATAATCCTGCAAAGTATCTATCCAAATTAGGATCTTTTTCTTCACGCATATATAACAGCTTGAAGATGGAATTCTGAATAGTCTTTTTATGAGCATGGATCTGCTCCTTTGGAAAATTTCCATATTTGCTATTCATACATTTCTCCTAACTATTGTTCTGTCTAAATTTTTCTGTTTGATAATCTCTGTAAGCTTTTTGTTTTTCTACTCTGATCTGATCTCTCAAAGCCATTACCTTATCTAATTGATTTGATTGAGCATAAAATTTTTCTTCAGCTCCACCAAAAATTTGTTTAGTAAGAAGAGTAGAGTTCACCTGAGGGCGAATCCATTCTTCTACCATAGACAAGGCTAAGATTTCAATTTCAATATCTGAAAGATCATCTTCAAAGACTCCTTCAGTATCATCTCTCTTGGAAAGATCAGAAGTACATTTGCTAAACTTAGAAATACTTGCAGTTAAATAACCTAATAGCATTTCATTGGCATCTTTATCAGATAGATCAGCAAAATCATAATCTTCGATCTTTAATAAGAAAACAGAGTAGATGCGTTCATAAGAGGTCATAATACACCTCCTAGAGCACTAACTTAGCAAACTCAGTTCCCAGTGATTTGTCGATTGTTTTCACAATACGAATACTATCTAACTGTCCATCTTTAATAAGTTTTGCAGCAGCTGTTCTAGCAGCATCTTTAACTCCTTCAGGAGCATTGTTTAAGAATGACTCTAAGGCATCTGGTGTCTTATCAAAGAAACTTCTAGGATCATCTAATCCATAGAACTGATTTGTAATTTCCTGTAACTGAGGGTTTTCCTTTAAGAAATCTTCATCCGTAACAATAAAATAAGGATAAAACAGGTAATCGGATTTTCTGGCTAACATTGCCTTTAAGTCCTGATACTCCACATCAGTAATTTCTCCATACTGGAGCCACTCATATCGAGTACGAGATTTTGCGAATGTTTCGTGATAAATTAATTCTCCTGTTGTTACTGACATACAAGGAATTAATTCCTCCTTGTCAAACACACGAGCTTTTGACTCTGGTTTAGGAGTAGCTTTTTTTGTTCTAGTTCTTTTCGCTGTGGACTTAGCAGCAGCTTTTTCCTCGACTGCATTTTCTGTGTTAGTTTTATTAGTTTCTGGCATTTTATATCTCCTTTTTAATATCAAAAGAGCCAGCATTTAACTGGCTCAGATTTTATCCTACTGTAAATTTGTAAGTTCCAAATAACTGGTTGATAACAACATTGATACCAAGTTTCTGCATTAACTCGTACTCATATGTCATATCCTGGTTTGTTGCGCCATCATTGACCTGTTTAACAATAGCTTCACCTTCATTAACAAGCTTGATAGGTTTGTTATCAGCATCAATAGGCATTAACAGTAATTTCTTATTGTCAAGCTTTTTGTTTCTTGTTCCCTGTTCATTAACCTGAGGGATAGCCATTAATCTGATCCCTTCAAACTGTCCTAGTGTACCAGTTGTATGTCTTTCATTTCTCATATCGTCTGAAATCCAAGCAGATGGAGAAAGAGCGATAACCTGAGAAATAGCAGATCTTGTACCACAGATAACAACTTCTTTACCTGTATCTGTTTCAAGATTCTGAACAGCTTCAATTAATTTATCAGCTTCTAATTTACCTGTGATCTTTAAGTCTGTAGGTAATTTTTCATCAGCTCCCATGAAAGATTCATAGATCATGTCATTGATCTTTCTGTCAAAAGCTTCATATACTTTTGTGATCATAGCAGCAAAGTCACGTCTCCCTGCCATGAATAACTCAAACTCTTCATAGATCTTAATTCCATACCAGTCTGTAGTAACAGAGAAGCTTTCTCCGATTCCTAATTTCTGGCGGATTAAGTCATGATGATTACCAGCGAATCTACTAACTGTTAACACAGCCTGCTCTTCAACATAGAATACATTCTGATCTCCGTCAGCTAAGTTTCTCTGATCAACCCATTCCATGAAGAAAGGATTGTCTCCCCATCCACTTACAAGTAAGTTCTCTAATGTCTCCTCTAACAATTCGAAAACTTCTGGCTGATGTCTACGAATAGCTTTTCTAAGAACTTTACGATTCTTTTCATCTTCAGCAACTCCAAGAACCTGAGCAAATTTCTTTCTAATAACAGTATTAGCAGCACTTTTAGCATCTGCAACACCGTCAATTTTCTTCGTTTTGTCGTTAGCTGTGTCTAACATTAAAGCAGAGAAGTCCATATATTCCTGCTCGCCTTGTTCAAAAACAGCCTGAACTGTTTCTCCCAGTTCGCTAAATTTCATAAGTCTTAACATATATTTCTCCCCTCCTTATTACGCTGTAGCCACTTCTGTGTTTTTCATTACTTCAAGCATGACCATAGTTACACCAGATTTGATGTATGTATAACGAATTTTCGCTACAAATCCATAATCTGTAACAGCTGTTGCTTTAGCAATTTCCTGATACTTACGATCTTTTGCAACAACTAAGTTACCAACTGTAACTTTTTCTCCAGCAGCTTTTGTGATCAGATAATCAGAAATTCCATACATATCTCTTGGAACAAGAGTATAAGCACGAGCACTTTTACCTGCTTCGATCACATAATTGTATTCAGCCTGTCCAACTGTTGTAGACTGATCATAAATTAATGCTGGGTTAGCAATTAAAACAACCTGACTACCTTTTGTAGGTGTAGCTGCTTTATATTCTTCATTTCCACTTGTTTCTACTGGATCACCCAGAGCAACAATCATTCCATTTTCCATAGCAGCAGCATCGTTAACCACAGAAAAAATGTGTCCACCACCGAGATAAGTAGCATTGATCTTACTTGTCTCGACAACACCGTATTTTGTATTTGCCATTAAATTTTCCTCCTTGTTTTTAGACATTAAAAAAAGACACCGCACAGGCATCCTTCAAAATTCATATATTATTTTTCAAAATCATCAAATAATGAACCATATGGTTTATTTGCTGTAGATTCAGGTGATTTTCCACCAACACTCATACCAAATTTATGTTTAGCAGGATTTTTATAAGCAAATTCACCACTGATAGCAGCTTTTCCAATGATTTTTAAACATTCATTTTCTAACTCTCCAACAGAGAATTTTTCGATCTGTTCATATAGAGCAGAATATTCTTCAGAACCTTTTAATTTTTCTTGGAAAGAATCTAACATGGCTGTCTTTTCTTTCTTATCAGCCTCTTTCTTAAACTCTCTAAGAGTTTCTAATTCAGGTTCCATTGCTTCATAATCAGCAACCTTTGATGTTAATTCACCAATTTTAGCTGTATATTTTTCTTCAACTGTCTTTTCAGTTGCTTTTTCAGCTTCATATTTAGCTTTATCAATCTCAGGTTGTACAATATCAGCAAGAGAGAAGTCTTCAGCTGGTTCCTCAGAACCTTCGAAATCTACAATTGTATATTTCTTTCTTTTCTTAGAGTCAAAATCAACTTTAACTTCATCGCCTGCAACATCAAAGCTGAATCCAAATAATTTGTATCCATCTTCTCTGTCATAAGCATAAACTTCTCTGCTGTCTACATCATAGTCCACTACAAAATATTTAGAATAGCTTCCCCAGTCAGTTTCAACTTTCTGATCAGCAAAAGCTTCACTCATAGCTTCTCCGAGATTACTAGACAGTAAGAATTCTTTTGTCTCTTTCATCTGTGTTAATTTTTCAGTCAGGGCTTTTTCGTCCATGTCTGCATATTCAAAATCAAGAGACTCTGGATCAAATCCAAAAGATTTGATAAGTTCTTTCTTATTCAAGTCATGTTCCTCCTTTTTCTTTGTGATTTCTGTGTTTTTTATTTCAAAACAGTACTGTTTAAAGTCTTCAAACATTTCCTCCATTGATTCTTTGAAAGTATCTGCACTATATGTTTCTAAACATGCTGATTCAAAACATGGTGGAGCACTCTCTAACAATGTGAACGCCTGAAATTCAAAATCAGTAACATGACACACACCATCAACCATTTCATATGAATTAACACCAATCTCCATGGATTGATCTGTAATACCATTTTCTTTGATGTGGTCATAAACTGCCTGACGTTTCCACAGAAGGACCTCACAACAAAAATAAGTTTTCACACGGCCATCATCTTCAGTAACATTTTCCCAATACCACTGTGGAGATTCAGGAATTACACCTAATGGATCAGTCAGATTGTATTCTTTTAAAACCCCGTTCTTATCTTTTCTAAATGTCGAGTCGTGAGAACCAATCTTGTCTTCATCGATTGAATAATTTGCTACAAGAGGTACGTAAGCAAGAGAAGAAGTAGCTTTTTCAAATGATTTTGTACTAATATAGCTACCATTTCGGTTTTTGCCCTCGTAAGCAATGTGTAACATTCCTTTATCAAAAGTGCTATTTGCAGACACAATATCCTCAATATAGGCACTGTATTTTAAACTCATTTTTGTTTTTTGTTTGTTTTTAGCCAAATTTCATCTTCACCGCCTTTCTTTTTGTTTTTTACAACTAAAAAAAGACCTCAGCGGTCTAGAATGTCATTTTATTTGTGAAAACCATCTTCATACGGTCATCTAATGAAAATTCCATATCTACGGCTTCCAATTTATTTTCAAAAATATAAACCGTATGATCTTTACATTTTTCAACTTTTAACAGCTTACATTTTTGTTCTAATTTTTCTTTTAGTTGCTCATCTATACAAAAGATGAATGGTTTATTCTCCATTTTTATTCTCCTCTCTGGTTGCTATACCTTCCTCAGTCATATCATCAAGGTTCTTTTTTTCAGCACCACCTTTAGAGTCAGTTGTACCTGTATTAGATGTATAAGAAGAATTAAGAGGCTTCCATAATTCATCTAATCCCAGTGCATTTTCCAAACCAGTATTCTGCATAACTTCATAAGGCGTATAACCCAAAGAAGTAGCAAGTTCCATTTTTACTGGAACACCTAAGGCAGCAGCATCTTTTCTCACGTTGATATAATCTTCTTGTGTGAAATATGTATATCTGTGGAACTTAATAATATAATTTTCATCAATATTGTTTTTGATGTACATCTGAGCCCATCTCTCAATCTTAACTAAGAAATCTATGGCTACAGTTTCATCAACTTCTATAGAATGTTTCAATCCAACAGATCCACCTTTGTCAGAATTGAATAACATTTCAGATACACCAACTTTGCTCATTAAATTAGATAAAGAATTAGCAAAAATGTCAGTGTCAGACGTGTCATTTGTTTTAAAAGAAACGACTTCAAGATCACATGGGCTGTAAGCAGTTGCAGCCAAAGAAGGAGCAGCTTCACTTAAAAGTCCATCCATAGCTTGTACAAGATCTAAATCAACAGCAAAATCATTGATTTCTTTTGTACCAGATAATAATGGGATTTTTTGAAGTAATAAGACACTTGCTTCCAACTCTGTCTTAGCTTTGATTAAATTTTCATAGTCTAAAAGATCAATCAAAGACACAAAGAGAGGAAGTAGATATGGAAGCGGAAGAAGTGGATCGTTTCCAGAAACGATACAAATAGAGGTTTCCATAGGAATTTGAAACCATTTGTAATCCTGACCATTACTTTTGTAAGCATTGTAGCCAGTGCTAAATACAGAATCCCACTCTTCAAGATAAATACTATTATTTCCCTGATCAAAGAAGCTTGCATCAAAGTCAAATCCATAAACACCATTGTCTACTTGAGTAACTTTGCAATATTTAGCTTCTAACTGGTATAAAAAGCATTCATCATCGCCATTGTCATAAATAAATCCAAAATAAGCACCATCTCTAAGTGCTGTTGCAATAACACCGGGCATATCGGCTTTAAAATTAATTCGCTGAACACCTTTTACAGCTTCTGTGTAAGAAGTAATGAAATCAGCCTGTCCACCATTCGATAAATCTTCTTTGGGGACTAGCTGATAGTTATATAACAACATGGAAGAGTAATATTCGATCAGTTTCCGATATGGCATACTTACTCTGTATAACCATTCAGAAACAGCTCTGATATTGTTAATGTTTGATTGTGGATTCTGAATATACTGTTGTAGTTTAGCTTTTGTGTAACGAGTATAACTACGACTTGTTTCTTTGTTAGCTTTTTGTAAAATTAAACTTTTGACCTGACTTTGACTGAAAGTAGAAGCAAAAGGTCTTGAATAATTTCCTGATTGCATTTGTGTAACTTTACGTTTTATGGGTTGATTCTTACGCACGGGTTTCCCAGCATTTTGTTTTTTCGCCACATTATCCAAGTTCTTTCACCTCCTAGTATTGCTTCCAGTTAAATTTGGCCGGACGAATATTAATAAATTGTTGTGTATAATCAGTTTTCTTTGGTTTACGCTTAGTAATATGCTCACGTCTTCTCTGAGCTAACTCCCAAGCGAGCATGGCGATTACATCGTTCTGTTACTTTTTGACCTGCTTACAGGCGAATGAGACGTTAATCTCATTTCTCATATTTCTTTTGTTATAGTATGAGTCCAGACTATCGCATCTCCATATAATACCGATGGAGTTCTTTCACTTAGTCGTTGCAGCTGCACGGTTTCCCTGCTTGCTGTGGGTTATCCTCTTCAGGACTTTCCCAAATTGATCAGAAAGAATTAAAAATGCAGTTTATGGATTATGCTGCATTTGCCCTATGCCTTAAGGCTCTATCGTCATGCATTTTATTAGCTTTCTGGGGATCAAGATCAAATCTGTCCTTGCCAGAAGCCTGTTTGAATCGATAAATATTAACCAATTCAGTTTTTGCGTGATCAATTTGTTTCAAAGCAATCTCTTCATAAGTGGTTAACTTGTGAATTTGAGTATCAACAGTGATTTCTTTCTTGCTTAATATTTTTTCCTCATCCTCAGATGGGAAATAATCACGCAGAGTACGATTACCATTCTTATCAATCTCATAAATTAAGTTGATGAATCCCTTTCCGTCATACTCATTCGGAAATTCAATCAGACCTAAATCCATCATTTGAATCAAAGATTCAAACATTTCAGACTTATATTTCAATGGGGACATCAGTTTTACGATGTCTGGGATAGCATTAGGGAAATTTCTAGCTTCCTCGGCAGAATATTCCTTATCAATCAATCCTCGATGCATTAATCCGTCTGAATCTTCCCAATCCTCTAAGAAGAAGTCAGTAATAGGCACGCCGGCTCCTCCAGAACCTGCATCAACTAAAAATCTCTTGATATTTTGGTAATCAGCAACGCCATCACCGTTATAATCTAATAGTAATTGTTTGATTGCTTTAATCTGATTTGGGGTATTCATAGGAGTTTTATTAGCTTTGAAATAATCTTGAAGACATACAAGATTGACAATTTTCATTTTTAATCCCTGTGTAGGATCTTCATAAAGTTCTCCTATGGCAAGAGCAGAATTATCATGTGATCTAGCAGGGTCATATGCAAAAACATACTCTCTGCGACCATCTGGATTTTTAAGAACTGGAATTCTGTTGTAAGAGTTCTTAATGATCCTTGCTCTTTTAATGATCTGACCATCTCCACCTTCATTTGTGAAGATGTTATAATATTCACGCAATGCGGCTTCCTTATCTGTTCGCATAGCACTGTCTACAGTACTTTGACTTAACAGAGGTTTAGGTAGTCCAATGCCTCTTTTTGTTGCTTTAATAATGACATCACAGTTAATATCAGCACAAAAATAGTTTTTATCTCCTGCATCCATTCGTAGGCTACATTCTCTGTACTTTTTATAAAAATACTGGTCAGTACGACCTGCAGAAGAGCAGTAGAGTAACTGATTTTCGAACATAGGTGGTTTCATAAGCATTTCAGAACCATCTCCATTTGTTCCTAATGCAAAATCAGCGTTCTGAGTTGTAAATGGTTCAGAAGTATCAAATAATTCATCTGGACTGTTCATTGCTTCATCATATACATTGCAATTGCTACGCTTCGTTTTTGTTATCCTACAGGCTTTTTATCCCATAGTTCTTATACTTGTACTTTCGCATAAGATCGGCGTACCTCTTTACCTGCAACTTTACTTGTTAAGGCAGTGAGAACTCTTGCAGGGATTATATTCTACGAAAGTAGGTTCACCCTGTACGCTCTGCATGTGACCTTACTTTTAAATAAGGCCTTCCATTCGGATTAGCATCTCAGCCTTCCCGTTTTCTTTCTCACTTAAATTACATCCTCTTAGGAAAACCAATCATTTCTGATTGGGGAAGCAAACATAGTAATAGTATATAAACTATATCTAAAATACTTCTGTTGTTGTTATATGCACCGTTCAAAGTAAAAATCTGTGCATCGTTATACAATTGATGATGATATGAAGCAGGATTGTGAACAAATCCATCTTTATTTGCATGAGATTTAATAATTTCACTTGCATAAACACTTGTAAGTGTTGTAAATGAAGGAACTTCATTCTTTGTGATCTTTTCAAGCTTTGAATACATTTCAATAGACTGTGATCCAACACCGCATAGAATATAAGCGGTGAAGTTTGGTACCAACAGAGATTTAGTCATCAAATAGATAGATGCCAATGCACTTTTACCACCATTTCGACTCATAGCCCATACTGCAACCTTAGAAGTCCAAGTATTCATGAATATATAGGTCTGATAGTCCATTAATTCAACACCAAATATCTCTGATGCGAATCTGGTAGGATTCCTTCGACCCCACTGAATGAACTCAGCAGTCTCTTTGTATTGCTCATACTGACGATTTGTAATGTCATATAAACTAGGTTTTTTGAAGATTTGATAATTCTTTGGGAGATATACACCAGATTCGTGTAATTCGTATTTCTTACTTTCTCTCAATATTCGATCACCTCACCATCTTCAGTCATGAGGCGTTTCTCAATCAGAAAATCTTTAAGATCTCTGTTTTCTACGAGAAGGATTCTTGCCCTTTCAAGAGCTTCATCACGTTCTCTACTATATTGTTCAACTAACTCAACTTTAATATCTTTGATTTCTGATGCAATGTTCTCGTCATAGCCACCATTATGTTTAATTAGGACGCTACTCCTAACTGAGTTCGACTCCTCAAGGTTTCCCTATGAGTGCAGACTATATCTTCACCCTTAATAAAAGGGGCTTATTTTTTGGAACCACCAATCGCTTGTGGCCTACTTCCTTACGGAATAGTCGTTGGACTCCATCTTTCGATAAAAGCTGCTGATTATCCATTAAAAAAGAGCAGGGGATTTAACCTCGCTCTTATACAACCAATTTTTTCAGTTTTCACAACATTCACGCCTATACCATTGCAGGTATTACGTTGTAGTTTGGTAGTCTTTAGGACTTCCCAGCAATTAAATAAGTATTTTTTCATACAGCTTACGCTATACGCAGACTAATAAGGTTAATCTGTTTATGACGAGCTTCTTCTGAAATCTCTGCAACCTGGCGCATTCCTTCACAAGTACCAATATCAAAGGTGTTAATTTCTGCCTCTCGGAACCCAATATCTCGTAAATGCTTTTCTTTCCCGGACAGAGTGAATGCACCTTTGGATTTATTATTGTTATTTGTGATAGAAATACCATTTTCTTTAGCTAATGAGTTAATATTATTGACCAGTTTTGAAACTGTTTCAGATAAGTTTTTGACAACAGCATTGTTCTGTACAGCAGTTGTAACATCAATCGTGTACGCATCAATAGCTGCGTTAAGATTTGTGATCTGAGCTTGTGACTTAACAATTTGGATTGCAGCAATCATCTTCATTGCATCATTCTTAGTTTCTTCATCCAAAAAGTTAACAAGCTGAGAGTAGAGTAGAGGCATGTCTTTTTCACTTGGGTATTCATCAAATGGATCATACCCAATGATTTTAATGACATCCTTCCTATTTTGTTCATATGCTTCTTTAAGAGCTTCAGCATCGGTATAAATGGATTCTGTTTTCACCTTCGATACATGAGTCATATCTTTAAAAATATCACTATCACGCCAACGCTTACCATGATACTGATTCAAACCAAGACTTGTTAGATAAACACCCCATATAGTTTTATTTTCTTTCTTTTTACCTCTTTCTGGAGGCTTGTTTGCACTGAATACAGCAGTTTCCCATAAATCTTCATAGAATGGCTTATCTAAATACTCTAAAGCATCTTGAACGCTTTCTCTTGTCTCTCCAAGAAATTCTCCAGCATCAGTTTTTCTACGAGCAACAGCAGTAGAACAATCTTTACAGATTCTTGTAATACCTGTTAAAACTCTAGGATCTGAACTACTATAGAATTTTGTCTTTGGAAGATCTTTGTTGCAAAAAGGACAGCGAAATGTTTCTTCTTTTTGCGCTTGTACCTTTTTAGCAGAGGATTGTGTACGGCGCATTGCAGTTTTCGCCATATCTTACTCCTAACTTAAATATATTTTTTCAGAAGCGGTTCTACCCTTACCTTCTTCAAAGATCGTAAAGTAGGCAGCAGAATCGCTTGATTGTAAAATTTTCTCAGCGAATGGATCAACACCCATTACACTTGGAACATTAATAACTTCAGCATGACGACCAACATCAGAGCTTTCTAGATGATGTATGTGACCTGCAACCAAGTAGTCTAACTTTACACCATAGAAGTTCTGAAATTTACCATACGCATCTTTAATGTTCTTTTTATCACCATGAAAAGCCAGAACATTGAAACCACAGATGTTTTCATAGATCAATCCAGTGGGATTCTCAATTACCTCAATGTTCGGGTTATTCTCTAATAATATTTTTAACATTGCTCTTACTACGATACCAAGATTTTCATGAGTGAAAGTACCCTTAGGCTGTCCAACCATTCTCAATTCACTATGGTTACCATCAGTCATGTGGAATTTGATTCGTGCGTATTGAGACAATTCATTTAACCAATTTGCAAGAAAATATCCATATCTTACAGAGCTATCAATAACTCCATATCGCAATATGAATAATTGTCCAACTCTCAGAAGACCATCAATAAAGTCTCCAAGAGAGAAGATGTGTAGCTCTGATAGATTATGTTCATCAATCAGGCCAATTGTGTAGCTTAAAAGTTTATACATTCGATCTTCAAAGATTTCTGGGTTATATGAATTGATAATCTCACCTGAAAGGCCTTTAATTTCAAATTCAACACCATAGTGTTCATCTCCGAAGAACAAACAACCAGCTTCTCGATTATGAGTTACCGGCAATAAATCTGGAATTATAAGAGGCTCAAGATCTTTCATTGCCAATCCAATCTTTTCAAAGATCAGATCATCTCGACCAATCTCACGTTTCCATCTATTTAATTCAAGTTTTTCTGTTTGAACCTGTGTCTTCAAAAGCTCTAACTCTCTAGTTTTAGCTTTCACGGCAATAAGTTCACTGCTCTGAGTCATATCAGAAAATACATTTTCATAATATTTCTGAGCGTTTTGATATTCTTTACGATACTTAGACTCCCCATAGTTGTAACCAAGTTCTTTATTAAGATGTTTGGCTAATTCTTCCCAACTATTGCCTATAATACCGTTACTCTTCATGTCACACAGTCTCCATATGTACTGTTTTTCGTTTTCGTTTTCCTGTCTGCTTAAATCTACCAATGTGTCTTAACCCTCCCAATCTTCGTTTACCAGTTCCTTAAATCTATCAGTGAATTTACCATATGGTTGTAGTTTTGCAGGAACTGTAATAGGTTCTCTGTTCCTTGGATCAACCAATTCCTTTTCAGGAATATACCGAGATCCCAGTACAATACCAGAAGCGAGAGAAATTTCAGTGTCTTCAGCGTCATTAGTTTCTTTCATAATCTTCATAACACAATCAGGAATGGCATCTAACACGATTTTACAATCGCCTTTAGTGAAACCTGTTGCATCAGAAACCATTGAAACAAGATCACGTTGTTTGTGTTTAAAATAATCTCTTTTTTTCTTTTTCAATTTTCCAGCACCATCCTTTTTATCATTTCTCCGGGTTACAGTCCGTGCTTGCTGCTCATAAAGAGTCAGCGTACACATTTGGGCATAGAGCTACCGATCAGAATCGAACTGATAACCTATCGCTTACAAGGCGATTGCTCTACCAATTGAGCTACGACAGCACAAAAAGAGTACATTGTAACTACCAACAATGTACTCAAACTTAGAAAAGAGGTATAAATTATGATTCCTACAAGAAATCTTAATAGCTTTGTAAATCTTTCTGAGGTATGAAACAACAGTAGAAAAGCGCAATAATCAAAACTTCACAAGAAAGGAGATAATATGATTCCTCAGAAAGATTAACAGGGATAACTGGATTTGAACCAGTGAATACAGCAGTCAAAGTGCTGTGCCTTACCACTTGGCGATACCCCTATATGTATTTTAATTTTAAAGCAGGTCTTCACCTTACAGTCATTTGTGGAATAGTTTGTTCTGCAACATAGTAGATAAGTCTGAGCTTCGAGGAGCTACCTCTAACTTCTTACCTAGGTCTAAAAGACCAATTCTATGACATGACTAATACATGCAATGTCAACCCACCATTCAGAATTAAGTTTTATTGTTATATACTCTATTAGCATATATATTCATTTTGAATTTGAACTTACCCTTAACTGACTTGAGCGACATACCAGCGACTTTTCTTATACACTGTCTTTTGAACAGCTTCACATCAAACTACATTATTTGGCTTTTCCACCTTTTACGTACCTGCCAGAGCACGCATTGAAGTGGATTATTCTCCACAGGAGCGTCTATTGTTGTAGCGAAAAGTTCTGTGCGTTAACCAGACCAAAATGCTGCACAATATCCATTTGCTTGAGAGTTTCTCTCTTGTCCATATCAGATCACTCCGACATAAAAAGAGACACAAAGAACGTATCCGTACAATGTATCTCTCCAATTCGACATATGTGCCTAGAATATTTCTCGGACGCATGGTATTGCGTTTTATAACCGAGTTGCTTATGTTTTAAAATACAAACACCCTAAGCTGGATTTGAACCAGCACGAACGGTTTTGGAGACCGTCATTCTACCAACTAAATTATTAGGGCGATATTACTGACATGACAGGACTCGAACCTGCAACACCAACGTCCGTAGCGTTGTGCTCTATCCAATTGAGCTACATGTCATTAAATTCGACCTCAATCCACATAGAAGTTTGAAGTACTGTCAAGGCGAATAGAAGTGATGAACTTCCTCAGAATATCAGTAGAGGTATACATTTCTGATATTCACTAGCCATCAGGGCGTTCGCATATTTGTTGATCTGCGCATCGTGTGCGTCTCAGATCTAATCGTCCCTGTTGAGGGTATCGAACCCACTCGAAGCGCAATGCTACCAGTTTTACAGACTGGTTCGTCTCCTTAACGAGTTAAACAGGGATATAAGCCCGTGAGCTCGAAAGACATCACAGGACAACCTAACGCTGCGACAAGGATTCGAACTTTGAAGCCACCAGGGCACATTAGTTTTCAAGACTACGCCGTTATAACCATTTCGGTACCGCAGCAAAAGCGTACAGAGTGGGCTACGACCCCACGTTACATGTATTCGCATGTAAACCCAATTAGCAGTCGGGCGCCTTAAACCAACTCAGCCATCTGTACATAATTTTTGTAGACCACTTGAAATAAAGATTCTCAAATCACATTGAACCAAGTTATCGAAAGCTTCTACATGTCTTCGTCCGTGCGCATCAGACTAATCATTTTACGATGTGTGATTTATTTATACTGTCTTAACAGTTGGTTCACCAAATCTGTCCACAAACAGTCTGGATCTCTCATCAATTACTTGACTAAGTATACTTTTCGGTATTTCTTCCCAAATTTTCTAACTTGGGAGTGAGAAGAGAAGTACATGTCGATGTGTTTCCCTTTTACGCCGCCTCCGACATCTTCGGCTACCAGTGTCTTACCACCAATTCTCACTTTGCTACCGAGTTTAATTTTTCTTCGATCGACTGAGATAGTTCTACCAGCTTTTGCTCTGCGTCCAGAAGCAGTACGGTTTCCCCATCCACCAGAACAACTACGACAACCACAGTAAGCTGTGATTTTATATGTTCCTAAACATTTGACTTTTTTGCTCTTTGCTGAAACAGAAGAAGTAAGTCCTCCAACTGAAATCAACAAAGCCATTAACAGTGCGATCATTGAAATTTTCTTTTTCATGTTTGTCTCCTTTGGTTGCTTTTACAAGTTTCCTCTGGAGGTCTATATATGTTATGGACAGTTGCAAGTCTCGGATGTCATCTCTGATTTTTGTTTTTAGCATAGACCTCGGAACCTACGAAGCGAATATTCTTTGTTGAAACAGCGTAGGCGTGAATCTTTGATCCACTGGCATTTTGAGATTTTATCTGTCCGAATAACCAATTATTTATTCTTGGAATCTTTTTTGATCTGCTGGCGTTTCTTGAATGGGACTGGTTTCAATCCCCATGCAGATCTTAAATCTTCCAGTGAGTTGTAATGTTCAGTTACTGTATTCCTTTTCATTACTTATATCCTTCCTTTCATATATCACTATTTTACCACCCCTTCAAAACACTAGGTTTTACCTGGGTTTCTGAGGGGTATTTAATGTGGTAATTCTGCTCACCACTCAAAAATTTCCCTTAAAATACACTTTTTAGTATATATAATTAACTCTTATTTTCTTTTCGAAAATCTGATCTTTTGAGCATTTCCTTATCCTTCCTTCCATATATCACTATTTTACCACCCCCTGAAAAACGTAGGCAGAACCTAGTGTTTTCAGGGTCAATTAATGTGGTAATTCTTTTTGCTGGCCTTATTTTTTGTCAGAATTATAGTATTTAGTATATCTATTTAACTGCATTTCACTCTTACAAGAAGTACAATACTGTCTAAGCCGTCCTTTACGATGCTTTTTCTTTTTTGAGATGTCTCTAAAAGGTTCTCCACAACAGGAGCATACAGAAATCTCAGGATATCCAATAAAGTGAAGATATCTGTTCCCAAGATTCTTGAAGTCTGTAATCTCAAGAGCAACATCTCCTGAATCGACAAGAATATCTACAGAGAAGTTTAAGCTATTAACTTTCTTGCTCATTGTTATACAATCGCTTCTGAACAGCCTGCCGATTATTTGGCATCTACGTTCTCTTGTACCTACTGTATTACCCAATGAGAATAAATCTTTGTAGTCTGTATTCACCCAATTATTGTTTTGAGGATTCAGAGCATTATAATACTTGGCCAAACAAAGAGCAGTGAAGAGGATCTTTTGATCTCTAAGATTTTCTAACCCATTTATGATTTCCATTTCGGACTCATAGATTGGCAGTGAATCAATTTCCACGAGAGGATACTTTTTAGCTTTGTGAATGATCTCATCAATGCATGAATACCATTTAGCTTCTCTGTAGCTCTCACAGGACTCTTTTAAGAACTCATTGATAATTTTATATACCTGTGCAGGTTCTAAGCCTTTCTCGTGGATGTAATATTTTGCAAGCAGGGTAGCAGTATATGGTATACTGCCTTCCAGCTCTTTTGTTTCTAAAATTTTTTCTACCAGCGTTTTTTCATTCAGTACGATATTAATAACAATCAGCCTCCTCAAACATAGATGATTCAATTTGTTTAATAGTTTCAATGACGAAAGAATCTCCGTCATATTCAAAATCTCCTGATTCAGCTCTTACGGGATAAGAGATCTGGTGATAGTTTCTCTCTAAGAGTCTTTGGACAAGGATGTCTCCAAACATGTCCCATACAAACTGTTTACTCTTACCATTGGTGTAGCAGAGGTCAAGAAGAATGTCACAAGCTTTCTCAGGATCAGGAACAGCAGTGGAAACAGCTTCTCTGAACAACATGACTCGATTATTGATAATGTCTGTTACATTTAGACCAAAACCACCCTTGCCGTTGATCAGAGCATTTAAGGTTTTCATTTTCTTTGAATATTCACTGTACAGCTTCTTAAGAGCATAATAATCATTCTTATTGTACTCATGATCCCTTTTGAGAATAGAGTAATCAAAATCTGTTTGTGTATTCAACTTCTTTAAATAGCCATCAAACTCATCCTCAAAGAGCTTACAGATTCGATTCATTACACAAGGCCCTGTGCCTACAGGCAAGAACTTATAGTAGTGATCTAAGAATTCCGCTTCGTCCTCTGTGATAGGTTCTGTATCAGCTTTCTTGAGTAATTCATCAATTGTGCACCCAAACCAGATAATACATTTATCGTTTGAAGCTTTCACATAATTTGTGTAATCCTTTCTCAGGTGAGAGTAGATGTAGATCATGAAGTATGGTTTCTTGTCAGCTACGATTCTCTGATTGAATTCTTTTCGCTTACGATCCTTTGATGAGTCTTCAGGATGGATGTTGTTGTCTTTTCTGTTATACCAGTAAGATGGGATAGGTTTACACACAATGCCCTTCAATTTGTCAATCGAATTTTGTTGGTATAGCTGGCCACAAATAATTCTATAATCCAGTTCTTTAAACTCATCACTGTCAGGAGAGTAATGAGACTGTACTTCAAACTGAGAAGTGATAATGTTTGTTGTGAAGCCGATTTCGTCTCCAAAGGCATCCTTGTAAGCTTTTAAAATGTCTTTTCGTTTAGGGACAATCTTGTTAGCTTTGCGTTGGGCACAAATGATTGATGGAAGAGGACGATTGTTTTCGACAAGTATTCTATTGTTAGTTGTGAAGAAGAGGTCTCCCGATGTACCCTCGGTTTCCCGATATTTATGGAGAAAGGGGACTAGACTATATCATTACACAGCATAGGTCTTACACTGTGATGCTCGGCACTTCCCTTAGGGAGTTTCACCCTTTTGGTACTCTACTTGCTACCGATACCGTATTCCTCGAATATCAGTGCTTTGGTTAGTCGTTTGACTTTCAATTTCTTGCTTAGCACAGGATTACCACCGGCACTACCCGCTGAGGCTCCCCTGTTAGCATATGCGTTAACTTCCATTTCCTGAAGCTACTGTACGTCACATATACACCTTACATTTGTAAGTTCACCGAGTTTTACTTCGACCAAGTAAACTAATCGAAGTCGCAACCGTTAAGTGATTCACATGTATTATCCCAATTGTTGATCACACAAATGGATGGGAGATACTGGAACCAGTATGAAAGCTGCTCATTGTTCTTCACTTTAAGATTGACGATATTGTAATGGCTTGTCATTGGAGCCCTGAAGCAAGCTACTTCATCAACCTGTCTATCGATCCAATGCTTGTGATACATTTCTCCTGCTTTAAGCAATCCTGTAACTTCAAGTCCAAACATGGATTGCATGAGAGCATATGGATCACCAGCAACGATTGAATAATTACCTTTCACTTTGATGCGTCCGATCTTAGCATCTTGGATTCGTTTCTTGATGAGAGAATGAATCTTAGATCGAATGAAAGGATCTTTGATCATCTCAGGTTCTGCTATGAGTGCCTGAATGTATGTAAAAGCATCTGACTGTAAGATGTTCTTCTCAGTCATATTCTTACCTCGTAGGAAGAGCAGAGTCTTTCTGTAATCCATTCCAAGAATGTCTTTGATCTCTTTTATGGTTGGCTCACAAAGCTCTCTTATTTGGTCGTCTGTAAGATAATAGCTCTGTAAGAACTGATAGTTAAGATTCCTTTCAGTATCACATTCTTGTTCGGCTGTCTTGGCAAGAGCAAAGTGATAGTCATACTTCTCAATGTTCTCTAAGTAGTCTTCCATAGACTCATATGCATCCCATAGCTTAAACATAGATGTTGTAAGTATCACCTGAGCGTCTCTAACGTCCCTAGGATGGCCCCAAGCATCAATAATGGTATAAGTCTTAGCTACGTCCTCTGCAAAAGCTCTAAAGTCCATACAGTGAAGCATACCTTTACAGAATGGCCATCCTCTCATGTTGCCAGATGGAAGAGGAGTATCATAATCTCCATTCAGTTCGCCATTCCATTGTCTTGCAAGTTCTGGAAGAACTAATCCTTCTCCATCAGATCCATTGTGTACAAACTCTTGATCATCAAGAAGAGTTACTTCTGGCTCATCTGAGTTTGTATCATCCACATAAAGAGCTTGTCCCTTAAAGATCGTCTCACAGTCTTGTACAACAATCACTCCTGATGGTGGAGTAACAACTGTAGAAGAAGAGCAGAAGAGTGCTTTGTACGCTCCGAGCTTGTTTGGTATGATCGGAACTTCTTTATTCCTTCCGGCATCTACTTTCTCACAGAGAGCATCGTATACATTGTCACTGACAAAGATCACAACACTGTTCTTTAAACCTCCTGTGGTTCCTAAGAAGAGATTGTAGTGAAGATCATTTACAATGAATCCATGCTTGCTGCAGTAGTCATAATCTTTCTTTGTGTCGAAGACCACTGTGAGGTAGTCTGTTTGAAATCGACATTTGTACAGATCATTGTAGAGTAGTGAGATAAGTTCTTTGCTTCCTCTATTGGCTGAAAGCTCTTTGATCTTCTTTCGGATTCTTTTTGCTCTTATGTCTGAATCATAGTCATGGATCAATGAGTCAATTGTTCTTAATGCTTCAGAACTTGAAAGAGCAATAATGTCGTCTCCATTCTCCCTCGCTTCATTGAGTGGTAGAGAAAGTTTCCACTTCGCCTTTCTTAATCGGCTGCTGTGTAGTTTGTAAATATATTTCTGACTCGTTTTTTGCTTAGAAATAATGATCACTCCTTTTTTGATTTTTTATGTGTTGAGTGGAGAGAAGTTTTTGCGATTTTTGCCCTCTCCAAAACTTAACCTCTTAGTATAAAAATTTCGGCGTCCATAATTTAAGTAATATTCTTAATGTTACTACGTAACATTAAAAATATTATTAAATTATTTATTTATTTTATAAAACACTATTATTAAATAATATTTAATATTACTGTACCGCCCGATTTCGAAGACGGCATCGTAAGAATAGCGTATTTATGCTGTTTGATACATAACAGGGGGTCTAAAACCTCTTCCAAAAAGAGGACTGATTTTACCATGTTTTTGAAGAAAAATGATAACTTTTCGAACATCTGTTTTGTACCGAACATGTTTCTTCTCATAATACTCATGAATAAAATTCATTGATACATCACTTAACTCTTCTTCAGTCATATTAAGTCCATCGAGAAGTGGTTTACGAACCTTGTTCATATACTTTATGGTGTAATTATTTATCAAATCATCTTTTCTACGCTGCGCAACTTTAATATATTTGTTAGTTAAATTATTCTGAACTCTTTTTTGATACATATAAAATTCATACTCTCTTAGGTAGCTATGCTCTTGTGGGTAGAGATACTCTAAGTCGTATACAAACTTAAAGTATAAGTTTTGGAATTCAGGATATTTTTTTATCTCGTGCTTGAACTTAGAGAATACATTTGTATACATGTGAGTTGAATATATGTCAACGTCAGCATTTGTATGATATACAACACCTAAACAGTGTTTGTAGATTTCTTCTTCTCGAGGTGTGAATGGTCGCCATTCAGCTCCAGGATGATTTCTACAAATGATTTTCACATGTTTCTTAACTACACCTCTTTCTTGAAGAGACACAATTGCATTCCTAAATCTTCCTTGAGCGCAATCTTTAATTGCTTCATATGCCGTATGGAAATATTCGACAGGGTATTTAAAATCGCTTAAGTCATAATCTTTTTTGTTCCCACAGATAAGTCCAAGTTTATTACACCAGTCATATTGGCTCCAGTTGTCATTAATATGATTGTCCAGAATATAGATGATCATCATTTCTAACATGTATCCAGTACTCATGAAAGGACTTTTTAATTCCCATGAGAAGGGATTCTCAACATATTCTCCTCTTGCTTTTGTCACTTTAACTTGTCCATCTTTTTGTTTTTTTACATTTACGAAATGACTTAAATTAGCTTTATGGACTGCATAGTGACTCTTTCTGCCTTCCTTGTCGATTCCAACTAATTTAAGAATGTCAGAGTATTTGCTGTACTTGTGTCCTTCTTTCAGATTGGATAAATCGAAAAGATGTTGTCTCTCTTTCATGAACCAGAACTGTTCGTTTAGATATTCGTTTCTTTCTTGTAATGTCATTTTTTTGACCTCCTTTTTTGCTGTTTCTTTTTGTTAATTCAGTGAAAAATGCATTTCTCTGAGTAATGACACTTTTCTTTCGATAAATTCACATTACCACAGATGTAGAGTAAAATCAATAGTTTTCTGAAGAAAAAATAAAATTGTGAGAGTAATGACACTTTTTATTTCATTTAAGTACGTTTAAGGAGGCTTAGACTGGGATTTTTATGTCAAGTGTTTTTTGAAAATTTCTTAAAATAGTGCTTTCTTTGGCTGTTTTACTGGGGTTGTTCTGGATTTTTCTTTGACTTGTTGTACTTAGATGGGTAGGAATATGGCCGTTTTATGCGATTATGCAAAAATAAAATAAATTAATTTTTTATATGCTAAAGTATTGACTTTTGAAAAATCAAGTGTTTTTTGAAAGAAATTTAAAAAAATTTTTACCGTGTGGATTTCTCAGAGAAGAGGTTTGCATTTATATAAGAAGAGCTTGGTTTTTGAAAAAATTTCAGAGAGATGGGTTTATAGCAGAACAGGCGTTCTATATTTTAGGGTGTGTTAAGAGGCGTGTTTCTGGGGAAAGTTTTTATGAGGGGGAAGGGTGTATGTGGGGTGTTTGAAAAGAAATGTGGGGGATGTTTTTAGAGGGTTTTGAGGGGTTAAATGGCGTAGATGTGGGGTGGAGAAACGTCTGGCTGAACTTGTGGTATAGAATTACCCGCTATAAAAAATATGGCTTTCCTGTTCATGGATTTACGTTTTTAGTAGGGGGCGAAAATTTAATTTTAAAGGCTCGAAAATAGGTATTTTCAGACTTTTAAAAGTCCAAAAAAGCACGTATTTATGCGGGTTTGCGGGTGTTTGAAAATATTTTTAAAAAGTCAGTTTTTAGGGTATTGTGTTATTCTCTCACCCATGTATAGTATGGTTTGTCGGAAGGATACCGACGTAAAACAAACCACTTCATATCGCAGTTACTTTTTCAGTAACGAACAAAAAAAGAATTGTTCTGATTCTTACAAAAGCAAAAAATTAAAAATCTTTCCTAAGGTAGGCGTTCCCTACCGCTAAGAAAGTAGTCATAGATATAGCGACTATAAATCGTATCAGTACCTTGACAATTTAATAAGTCTGAATCCGTTCGGCAAGTCTCCGAACAGGTTCAAAAAATCAGTTTCTTTGGAAACTGAACGACAGGCTAAAACTCTGCCCTGTTACTCATTCGTGACAGGCAGACAAGTAAACCTTTGACTTATTGCCTGTACCCAACGTCACACGAACGTGGTACAGGATTTATAAGAAGTCGTTGCAAGTCCAAAGAAGTGTAGCAGATTTTTTGAATCGGTTCGCAAAAATACAGGTAGTGACAGCCTGTAGACAAACTACCGAACGGTTGAAAGGTTTCCTAAGCGATATATTTTATATTGCTTAGTATAGTCGATATGACAGGGTGTCAAACATTGACGGTTGACCCGAAACACGTCCATATACTATAAGTCCCTGTGGGGGTGGGGTCCTGTCTTTCAAGTGTTTGAAAAGCGTTGTTGTTGACACTATAACAGAGTACCGCCCACGGTAGAAAGTTCTAACAGGCACGACAACGGCTCTCATTCGAGCTGGGTATATTGTGCATTGAATACTACTACTTATCTAGTTCAACGGTAGGAGACTAGACTCTGTGAAATAATAGGCTATGACAGGTGCAACCCCTGTATAGTATCGAGTGAGTGCATGAACACTTGCGAGCGGTCAAAAGTCCCTTTAGGGATAATATTAGAACTCTGTGAGTTCATTAGAATACATCTAACAGGTGTTGTCTAATGAGTTCATAGGAACTCAATGCAACAAATACATATTTTTTAGGGTACGACTGTATCCGGAATAGGAGTTTATCATGAGTAGAAAATCAACAAAAACAACAACAGTAGCAAACATTACACTACCAGTCCGTAAAATGGACTTCACAGAAGCAACTAAAGAATTCCGTACTCTTTGTCGCAATTTCTATACAGATTTTGAGAAAGTCGCAGAGAACAGGGAAGCTCTACGAGCAGAGAAAACAGAGTGTGAAGAACACTTTGACACTCGAGTAAACAATGCTTTTGACGTATCCGAACCTGTGGATACAGACAAAGAATTACCAACGGAGTATGCAGACCTTAGGAATATTCTAGAAAAATATTCCGTAATACAGGCTACAGGTCTGCTTTCTAAGGAAGATAATGACTATCTTTCTGCACTTTGCGATAAGTGGAAAAAAGCTGACGCAAAGATTAGAAACTTAAAAAATCCAGTGCCTGAGAAGTCTCTAGTTGTAGATGCAATCTATGACCTATACAAGGGATGCTCTACAGATATGAGTGAAAACCGTGACGGCTACGCTCGTAAAGTCAAGGGGTTCTTTGAATCTAAAGGCATGACACTAACTTCTTATGGTTGGGATGTGTTCAATGCTTCCATTGGGTTCAATGTGAATAATGACAAAAACTTCTTAGAGACAGGTAAGTTCTTCAACCCTATTAAAAAGAGCAAGTTTGTAGAAAGATTCTATATGTTCTTCTGTGAGGGGTTTGTAAGTGCAGATTGCTTCCCTAAGACTAAGAAAGCACGTCATGTAGATGCAGAAGAACAGGCACCAGTGGCACCTCAGAAAGTTGAAACACCTGAGGAAGTACATGAAAAGTGTGCAGACGCTCGTGCTGAAATCTCAGCTCAGAAACTGGGTACAACTGAGTCCAAACCAATGGACAAAATGACAGTGGCAGAGTTACGTACTTTCATTAAGAAACATGATACAACTGCCAAAGTATCTAAGTTGAAAAAAGCTGACTTAGTAGCTATGGCTACAAAGTTCACAAATGTAGCAGCTTAATCTTACACAAATAAATACCCATAGTGGGTATTTGTATAAGCCTGAGTGGGTACTCACTTCCAACACCTCCAGAGTGAGTACGTCACAGGGTTCAACTCCCTGTACAGGCTATAACTATCAATTTTTGAATTCCTAGTGACTGCTAGGAGAAAGGGGTATACCATGATGTATACAAACAATTCAACAAATGACACGATGCACGAAAACTACGTCAACAGCTTACAGGCAGACATTGACAAGCTCAAAGCAACTCTGTCAACAACAACAGACCCAGATAAGAAATCTTGGTGTGAAGATTATATCAAAGCACTAGAAGAAGAGAAACAGGAATGTAAATACGAAACCTGTGCACTCTGTGGTGGAATCTGTGACCGTTGTTACTACACAGAAGCCTGTGAACGCTACAACGGAACAGGAACGGAAACACCTGTAGTCCGTAATGGGTTAGTAATTGGATAAGGGGGTATAACCATGAGGGATATAACCATGAGTAAGAAAATTAAAGTAGCTGTCTGCAAAGGCAGACACGAAATCCCACAGGCTACAGATGGGGCAATCTTTGGAAACACAATAAAGGAAATGGATCCATTTAGCCTGTTATTAGAAGCATCAAAGAGATTGTTCTCTGACTTTGCTTTACGTAGTGGAGATAGAGTAGACCTGTATGTAACAGGTCTAACAATGGCGACTCTAGCCATAGTAAATGCTTGTCTTTCGACAGGCATAAGGATTGTATGCTATCACTATGATAGAGAAACAGGGAAATATATCCCACAGCCTATGCTGTAAGACAAACTAAAACAGAAACCAAAAAAGCACGGAGAATAAAATAATTCCGTGCTTTTTTCTATGTCTAAAGAAAGGAAATGAAACATGAATTTAAAAAGTACAATTTTATTAATTATTGGGGTCGTTATGATGATATGGGGGACGTTGGCAACAATGCAGAATATTACTGACGCTCTCAGCACACGCACCACAATAGGCACATACAACAACGGAACCATCACGACCAAAGATGGAAACGTATGGAAAGTGTCTAATCACAACGGAATCAGCACAAACAAATCTGTCAAAGTATCTGTCAAGTTTGATACAAAAGGAACTGACAGCGTACTTGATGACGAAATTGTAGAAATCACAGAAGCCAACTAAGAAAGGAAATAGGAATCATGATAAAAATAACTGAAAATCTAGACAAGGCAAAGTTTGAAATGTTAAAAGCACACGTTGTAAATGTACTTTCAGCCCCAGAAAAATGGGTAGCAACAAAAGACCAGTCTAGAATGGTTACACACTGGGGTCGCAAGTGGGAGTTTGAATGTGAGTCAGATACAGAATGTTTTACAACGGAAAGTATCTTTGATGCTGTAGATTGGCTGTACGCAGAGCAAGACCCATACAAGGAAGAAAGCAAACCAGAACTAGAAGTGAAATTCTCAGCAGAAGTGAGTGTACAGGTTACAGATGAGTACATTGAGAAAGCGAAAAGAGAAGCCAAAAGAGAAATCTTGGAACATTTACAGGCTCATTTAGATGTAATGGCACAGCAGTCTTGGGAGCTTTACATAGACGAAGGTGTAGAACAAGGGAATGATATGCACTTAGGAGAGCAGAGAGCCTTTGCAATGACGCTCGCACAGGTAAACACAATTCTTAAAAACTTATAGGAAAGGAAACTAAAACCATGAGAACAAAAAGAGAATTAATGACAGAAATCTTAGAAACAGCTGTAATCGAATCTGTAAAATCAGATTGTGAAGTTGTCCATTACGATGTAGAAGTACACGGGGAGATGCACAGATTACAAGTAATTACAGGTCAATTTTTTGTTGAGTTTCATCATCTGGAAGATGGAGAATATAACTACAATTGTCCACACTTAGTCTATACTTTCGATCCATGGGAAATCGAAGAAGCGTTGGATACTTTCTTTATGATGGATGGAGAAACAGGAGAACTTCATGTTGACGAAAGCAAAATCGAACTTGGTATTGACTCTGATTTTACACCAGAAGCGAAACCAGAAATCACACGAGAAGATATCGAGGAAGCGAAAAGAGAAGCACAGATTGAGATGGTTCATCGTATTAAAACCTATAGCCTTTCTGTAAGTTTTGAAAACGCAAAGAACCTCAACAAAACAGGGAACTGCTTTTATGATGGTAAAATAGAAGCATATAAAGACATTAATGAAATGTGTGAAGCTTTGCTATACCGATTAGGAGAAGAAGATTAAAGCAAATCAATACATAGAGGGGTAGTGATTTGATATATATAGTACAAATTGTACATATTTGTAGCTAGAAAATCAGCCTTAGATAGCCAGTAAAGGAAATCTAAGGCTTTTTTTGTATCTATAAATATATTAATTCTTGTGGATGCACAAGAGAAAGGAAGAGCCTATGGGATTAACAAAAAAAGAAATCTGTGAACGCTCAGAAACCATTGCATATTACAGTGGTTTATGTGGCGTAGAAGTGAAACAAATTACTTATGGAATTGAAGACTACATGTACTGTGAGTCTGGAGCTTGGGGTGGTGGTAAGAGCTATCACAAACTGAAAATCCAGACAGACATCAAAGGAAATATGTTCGTTAAATTACACGGGTATAGACTATTCTTAGATGAATTCATTCGTACAGGAAAGGAACAGACAAAGCTATGGGAACAATAACATCTTTAACATTGTTTGAACAACAATGTATGGAACAAAAGATATTCAAACTGAAAACACTAAAAGATTTTGGTCATGCAACTTACAAAGGATTTACACTTCGCAATGGTTATAGATACGGAATCACAGAGGAAGACGGAATCCATGTTGCGACTTCAAACTGGCAGCAAGGGAATTTCATTTACATGTACTTCTACAATGAATTAACAAACCAGTGGGAAGGATTGTGGATTGACTTAGAAGACGTAGAAATTGTGGAAGAGAAAGGAAATTAAGATGTGGGAAATTGGAGATAGAGTGGTTGTTACTAAAGCCCCAGGTAGAACAATTGTAGCTAAGCTAGGCTACAAGGGAACAGTT